TCTGTCGCTCCCCGACTGTCCGGCCCTTTTGTCCGGCTTCTCTGTGGAGTTTTTCTGTCGCTCCCCGACTGTCCGGCCCTTTTGTCCGGCTTCTCTGTGGAGTTTTTCAGGTGCCGGCGCACCCGGAAGGAACACACGCCCTTCCGCCTACATTAAACCACATAAAACGCCCCTTGTCAATGTTAAACTTGCCGTGGGCGTCGCGTTTCACGACACCCCTGTGATCCAATCGTTTATCCACCAGAAAAAATGAAAATTCCCTATTGACATTTCGGGCTACATCAATTATACTACTTTTGGGGCTACGGAAAGGGCGGTGATGAAATGCCCCGTAAAATCGGACGGCCCAAGTCGGAAAATCCCAAGACCAATCCCATACACGTCCGCTTAGACAATGATACGCTCCAAGTGCTTGATAAGTACTGCGAACGCCACAAAAAAACGCGGACTGGGGCGATCAGGGACGGGATCATGATGCTTGATGGCCGATAAAAAAGAATAAGCAAGCCGCAGTCGTGCAAGGAATGTCAGCTCGCTTATTCTTCCGAAGGTCGTTTCCCTCTGGTAAATTTGATGGTACCAATAAGGGAAGCTTCCCGTTAATCTCGCGGCACCCCATCCCCTGCGCCCGGTCAGCAAAACTAGCCGCAAAGGATGGAGCCGCCGCAACACCCTGACAAGAGGATGCTTTGACGCTTTATTATACAACGTTCCGTTCCTCCTGTCAACCACTCAGGCCCTGTCAAAAATGTACTTCAGAGCCGTGCTATGCTGGAAGTGGAAACTTATTTTAATAAACAGGAGGAATTGCAATGAACGAAATGCAGATTTTCAACAACGACGAGTTCGGCAGCGTCCGGGCGGCAGAGATCGACGGGGATGTTTGGCTCGTCGGAAAAGACGTCGCCGATGCACTCGGCTACCAGAATCCGAGCGAGGCCATAAACGACCACGTTGACAGCGAGGACAGGAAGATTCTTAAAAATAGCGATTTGCTAGTTTTGAATCTGCCGCCGCGTGGAATGACATTTATCAACGAATCCGGCCTCTACTCGCTCGTGATGTCCAGCAAGCTTCCGTCCGCGAAGAAGTTCAAGCGCTGGGTCACGTCGGAAGTGCTCCCCTCCATCCGCCAGCACGGCGCGTACATGACGCCGGACACGCTCGATCAGATGATCTCGTCCCCGGAGTTCGGCATCCGCCTGCTGACAGAGCTGAAGGCCGAGCAGGACAAAAACCGGGAGCTTCGTGCCGACAATTCCAAGCTCTCGGCGGAAAACGCCGTCCTGTCTCCCAAGGCCGACTACTTCGACGAGCTGGTGGAGCGCGGCAGCCTCATGAATTTCCGCGAGACGGCCAAAGAGCTTGGCATATCTCCCAAGAAAATGACCAGCTTCCTTGTCGAGAAAAAATATCTCTACCGCAACCAGCACGGCCAGCTCCTTCCCTACGAAGCCAAAAATAAAGGCTATTTCGAACTGAAGGAATCCTACAACGCCAAAACCGACTGGACGGGAACCCAGACGCTCGTCACAGTCAAAGGCCGCGATATGCTGCGCCAGCTCAACATTCTCTGAAAAAACGCGCTGAAAGGAGCGAACATCCCATGACCGCCGCCGAACGCTTCCGCGCCGCCTCCGGCTTCTACATCCAGTCCCTCCGGGACAAGGGCCGAAGCGAGAGGACGCTTGCCAATTATACTATCCGCCTCAACCTCTTTTACAACTGGTGGACGGAAAACACGCCGCACGACGCCGACCCCTGCTTTTCCACGTTTCAGGCGTGGGCGGAATCCCTCCGCCAAAGCGGCAAGTCCCCCGCCACCATCCGTCAGTACCTCGTGGAAATGCGCTGCTTCTTCGACTATGTAACGGACGAGACGCTGGGCGAAATGCAGTTTTACCCCCGTAATCCCGTCTCCAAGCGCCTTTTCCCCGATGTAAGGAAGAACGCCGCCCGGCCCTACGAAACGCTTCTGACGGACGAACAGGCCGCCATGCTTTGGGAAAACCGCAAATGCGGCCGCCAGACCGGCGAAAACTGGTCGCGCAACTATGCGATAACCGTCCTGCTCCTGTCCACGATGATCCGCAACGCCGAGCTGCTCGATCTTACCCCCGCCGACCTGGATTTTGAAAACGCGGAGCTGACGGTCGAGCGCGGCAAGGGCAACAAATACCGCGTCATCGACTTCCCGCCCATCGCCCAGACCGCCGTCCGGCTCTATCTCGCCTCCGGCGTCCGCCCCGCCTCCTGTACCGATTCCGATCCGCTCTTTGGCACCCAGTCCGCCCACACCTTCGGCGGCAATCCCAACACAAAAGCGGAGGCGTGGCACCGGGGCACGGCTCAGTGGCTCTCCGACCTTGTGGAACGCCATGTTCTTGCCGTCACGGGCGTCTCCGGCATATCCTCGCACGATCTGCGCCACGTCGGCGCGCGGCTCGACCTCAACACCGGCATGAGCATGGAGGCTCTGCAGTCCAAGCTCGGCCACGCCAAGCCCGAGACCACCGTCATCTACGCCGGACGCCTCGGCACAAAGCGCAACCGCGCCGCCGCGCTCGAAGCCCTCAAGGAACAGCAGCGTCAGGCCGCCTACAACCTCGCCCTTCTCGCCCGCGCTTAAAAACGCGGGCTTAACATAAAAGTCGCGCTCCGAAAGGGACGTGTGGATTGAAATAAAAAACTATTGACATTTCCGTTGCTACAGTATATATTTATCGTAGCAACACGAAAGGGGGCTAAGACTTGGTTGCTAAAAAAGGCCGTCCGAAATCCGACAACGTGAAGGACTATATGCTTCGCGTCCGGCTCGACAGTCCGACGCTCGCAAAACTGGACGAGTGCTGCAAAGCCGACGCAATGTCCAGATCGGAAGTCGTCCGCAAGGGGATAGAGGAATTGCACGGCAAAATAAAAAAATAACGGTCTGCTGTACCATCCTGCAAGATCTTCAGCAAACCGTTACCCTATCCACAAGCACAGATGCCTGCTTGGGTAAATCCATTATACCCAATTGCGCGACTCTTTGCAAGTGGAACTTGCAGGGAGGTGCATTTTTACGCCTCCTGCCGGTCTGAATTTCCAGCGAAAAGCACTCTCAAAAATGTACTTCAAGCGTGTGCTATGATGGAAGTGAGACCTTAAATCACACATAAGGAGGTTCGTAAATGGAAAAAACGAACACAGAAATTCAGGTTTTCAATTATGACCAGAAGCAGGTCAGAACCAAGCAGATCGACGGCGATCCGTGGTTTGTGCTGAAGGATGTATGCGCAATACTTGAAATGGATACTGCGCAGCTCAAAAAAGTTGCCGACCGTCTGGATGCTGATGAAAAGGGTCGTACTCAGATTACGACCCCCGGCGGAATCCAAGAAACGTGGGTCGTCAATGAGAGCGGCCTGTATAACGTCATCCTCCGTTCCGACAAGCCGGAGGCCAAGCCGTTCCGCAAGTGGGTCACGTCCGATGTGCTCCCCAGCATCCGCCAGCATGGCGCATACATGACGCCAGCCGTCATCGAGCGCACGCTGACCGACCCGGATTATATAATACAGCTTGCTACCACGCTCAAGCAGGAGCAGCAGAAGCGCCGCGCTCTGGAGGCCAAGGTCGAAGCCGACGCTCCCGCCGTCCGGTTCGCGGACGCGATAACAGGCAGTAATACAAACATCCTTGTTCGTGACCTTGCCAAAATCCTGAAGCAGAACGGCGTGGAAACGGGAGAAAAGCGCCTGTATGAAACGCTCCGTTCCGACGGCTACCTTATCAAGGACGGCTCTGACCGCAATATGCCAACACAGCGCTCCATGGAGCTTGGCCTGTTCTTCGTCAAGCAATCGCTCCGTATTTCCAAGGAGGGCGCGGTGATCGACCGCGTGTCCAAGATCACGCCCAAGGGGCAGAAATATTTCATCAACCGCTATACCTAAGAAAGATGTGTCCAATTTTGGACAGATCTTTTTCAAAGGGAAAGTGTTCGGAGGTGCGTCCGTTTTTCGGACAGACCCCTCCAAACGGCTTTAATCCAGACGCAGACTTGACCCTCATCACCGAATCCGGCTATTTGATGCTGGTTGCAACAGATTCATAAAATTTCTCTTGACATTGTTGTGCGCACGGTATATATTAAATGTGCGGACAACAAAGGAGGTGTGCATATGTCCCCCAAGCCGGGGCGTCCATTTTCCGAAAATCCGAAAAGCGAAAGGCTTTATATCCGCGTAACAGAGACGGAAAAATCGGAGATCATGTCTTTTTGCAAAGAGCACGAAACGACCTGTTTGCAGCTCATCCACAAAGGAATGGACGCTTTGAAAGCGAAATAAAAGGAATACGGCACAGCAAGCGAGTTTGCCCCTCTGGCGCTGCACCGTATTGCTCCCACTTTCCGGGAGAGTGTAAATATTATACTGCACTCACTCCGAAAGGTCAAGACGAACATCTTCTTTTAGGAGGGATTACTTTTGAATAACGAATTGATCACCATCGACCAGAACGGCCAACCCGTCGCAAGCAGCGTGGACGTGGCCGGGCACTTTGGAAAAGAGCATAAAAACGTGCTTCAATCCATCGAAAATATCACGGCTGAAAATTCAGCCGTGACCCACATGTTCTATAAAACAACATACAGAGCCGGGACAGGCAAGGCTTATCCCATGTACCTTATGAACCGGGACGGCTTCACACTCCTCGCCATGGGCTTCACGGGAAAAACCGCGCTTGAGTGGAAACTGAAATACATCGAAGCTTTCAACGCGATGGAGCAGGAGCTTCGCCAAAAAGCAACCCGCCCCCTCTCCACCGCCCAGATGTTCCAGCTTCAGGCCCAAATCAACGTCGAGCAGGAACAGCGCCTTGCGGCTTTGGAAAAACGTGCGGAAAGCGTAACGGAGGCGTTTGAAACGCTCGCGCTCCCCACGGTCAGCAAAGACCAGTGGCAGGAAGAAACAAACCGCGCCGTCCGCCAGATGTGCGAGAAGTACGGCCTGAACTACCAGAAAACCATCGGCGATATGTACGAGGAACTGGAACGCTCCGCCGGTGTAAACCTCTCCGTCCGGCAGAAAAACCTCCGCGAGCGCATGAAGCGCGGCGGGGCCACCTATGCCGAGCGTCAGGCCGTTTCCAAGCTGTCTATCGTGTCTCTGGATAAAAAGCTTTGCGAGATATATACCGGCATCGTCCGCCGCAAGGCCGCCCGTCTCGCCGCTTCCGACTGCCGCGCCCTCTGACGCCCACACATCACTTAAAAGGAGAATAATGCTTTATGCTAACAGTCCGCGAAGCCGTAAACACCATCCGAATGCCCGAAAAAACGGAAATAGACAAATTCTGCCTTGCTTTTGACGGGGGCGCTATCCCTATTCTGGAGGAAAGCTCCCTGTTCATGGACGCCTACGGGGATTATCTCGTTTCCAAAATTAACATCTATCCCAGCTCCGTCGAGCTTGCGCTTTGTGTGCTTCCTCAGAAAGCGCCCAAGGCTTGAAAAGCACCGCAATATCGCGTATATTGTAAACAGGCAGGGGCTTTGCCCGCTGGGAGGCTTGGAAGCCGCCTTTCCCCTAGTGCGTCCGGGGCTTACAATAGGATTGCAGTCAAGCGGGGATTTTATCTCCGTCGCCGCCAAAACAAGGCCGGGAGAACGCTTTCGCAGCTCTCCCGGTCTTTTTCTGCCCTTCAAAGATTGATAAGCTTCTGCACAAGCGCCGTCGTCAGCGTGTAGCTGTTGCCGCTCGCGTCCGTCAGCCGCACGGCCCCGCCGCCGTCCGTGCCCACGCCCAGAACGGCGCGGTTGTTCCCGTTCGCGTCCCCGGCGATAAATCCTCCTGCGTTCGCTTGCATCCCGGTCACGCCCGCCGCCAGCGTCGTAACGACCTTGTTGTTTCCGTTGCGGCACAAAAGACCGCCGCCCCCGTTCGTCAGCGCGTACATCTGCGCCGAAACGGTAGCCGGATAGCTTGCGCTTTTCACCGCGATAACGCCTCGCCCGTCCGTCGTCTTGTAAACCGATGCGACCGCCGTCCCGTTGTCCGCCTTGCACATAACGGAATCCGGCGCGATGCTCGTCCCGTCCACAAGCTCAGCCCCCGTCAGCGTCACATCCCCGGTCTTTTCGTTGACCGAGCTGACGTTTTTGGAAAACGCAAAGTCGCTCTGCGCAAAAACGACCGCATTGCTCAGATCCGTATACGGCGCGGCCACCCACACGGAATCGCCGATGTCCGCCCCGGACGCCCACTGTGCGTAGGGGATCGTAACGGTCTCGTCCTCGAAGGGGAACTGCACGCCGATCTTCCCATCCGTAGCTGCGGAAACGACCTGCGCCCGCCACAATTTCAGATACGGCTTTACCATGTTCTTTATTTTCGGTTCAAAATACGCGAACAGTCCGTCCGCCAGCGCTTTCATGTCGCTTCCTTCCGCCATTTTTCACTTATCCCTCTCTTTCAAGCCGCGCCGGGGAATACCCCGGCGCTTTTTGTCGTTTTCTGTCGATTATTCGCTCGGAAGCTTCACCCAGCCCGCGCCGGATTTCAGCTTCCCATACCCGCCGGATTCCTCCACAATGGTAAAGGCCCCGGTCACGCCGGTCAGCACAGGAGGCGCGGAAAAAACGTCCGCGTCCTTCAGCTTCACGATCTTCGTCTCCGCCTCGGGCTTCTCCGGCTCGTCCGGCATCTCGGGAACCTCCGGCTTTTCCGGCTCGTCCGTTCCCGTCAGCGCCTTGATCGTATCGTCCCCGATCACGCCGTCCGCCGTAAGGCCGTTGTCGGTCTGGAATTTCTTCACCGCCGCCAGCGTCCCGTTTCCGAAATCGCCGTCCGCGCCAGCCGCGCCGCAGGAATAGCCCTTGGCGATCAAAAGCTCCTGCCAGTGCTTGACGTAATCGCCCTCGCAGTTGAGATAGGCGTAATTCTTCGCCAGAAGCGCGTTTACCTCGCTTGCGATCTGCCCGTGCAGATTATACAGATAGTCTCCGGGGCACGCCTTGTTTGCAAACCAGCGGTGGACCGTCATGTTCTGCTTGTCCGTCTGGCCGATAAGAGACTTGTTTCCCTGCCAGCGCAGACCGCCGCCAAGGCCCCGGTTGCGGCGGCAGATGTCCGCCAGCAGCTCGATCAGCGTCTTGTACGCCGCGTCCCTCACCTTGTAGGGATGGTAAGTGTCGGAGGCCACTTCGATGGTCACGGCTCTCTGGTCGTTCGCTTTGGAGCTGGTACACCACGAGCGCTTCCCCTCGTCCACATACAGCCCCACGCGCCCGTCGTAGCCGATGCCATAGTTGGAGCTGGCCTGCCGCGAGGACTTCGCAAACAGACTTCCCAGCGTCTCCACAGAGCACTGTCCCACCACGCAATGCACGGAAACGGTGTCGATCTTATGCGTCCTCGCGCCGCTGTTGTTCGGGGAAAGCCTCGTGTGGCTGACAAGATAGCTGTTGCTCATTCGTCATTCCCCCCGGTTCCCCGCGAAATTCTCCGCATTCAGCGCGTCCAGTTCTTCCAGCGTAAGTTCTTCCATATCTTATTCCTCCTCCCCTTCTTTGCATTCCGGCAGACCGGCCACGCTCGTCAGCAGAGAAAGAATCCCCGCAAGCACGGAGGTCGAGCCGACAAAGACCCAGTTGACATCCCCCATGGCGGCGCTCGTCCCGATAGATGCGGCCGCCGTCTGCGCCATAGTCTTGACGGCACGCACCGCCGCCGCCTTGATCCACTTCTTCCAATAGGCTTTCATCTTTCCGTTCCTCCTGTTAAAAAAAAGATAAACAAAATCATTTCCCGGCGAAGATCGCCAGATTCCGCCCTATGCGTTCCTTGTCCCCGCCGAGCTTGAGCGCCTCCCGCGCGCACGCGGCGGCATAGCCCCTCTCGCCGAGCTTCCACCACGCGATGGAGATCATATCCCACGGCGCAGGCCCCCACGCCTCCGGCGTGCTCGTGTAGCTCATGTCCCGTTTTTTGATGTCCAGACACCGCGTCAGATACCGCACGCACCCGCGCCAGTCCCCGCGCCCGTAAGCGAGCTTACCCAGCTCCAGCCACGCCTCGCGCTGCTCCGGCGCCTCCATCGCCGCCCGGAAAAGCCACAGCTCCTGCCGCTCCGCGTCGCCCTTCGCCGCATAGCAGCGCGCGATATACCGCATGCTCGCCGCCCTCTCCGGCGTCCACGTCGCCCGCGGCATCGCCAGATGCTCCCGCAGCGTCCGTATGCAGTCGTCCCAGCGTCCCCGGAACATATATTCCCGCCCCAGATAGTGCCGGTTGCGGTCGTCGTCCGGGTCCTCCGCCACGCTCATCTCCAGCAGCGGCAGATACCCCGCCCGGCTCTTTTCCCCGTCCGGGTGATGCTCCAGCCGTATCGGCAGCTCGCAGAACACCTTCGGCACGTCGTAGCTCAGTATCTCATGCACCGGATGCGTCCAGCGGCACACGCCCGGCGCGTGTATCTTCTCATACAGGAATTTCGTCCCGTCCGAGCCGTCCGCGTTGAAGCTCCATACGTATTCATACCGCCCCGTCGTCGCGCCCTCGCGCCAGTTGTCCTCCAGCGCCCTGCGCCATCCGGGGCACAGTATCTCGTCCAGATCGGTACACACGAGCACATCCGCCCCCGGCGGCACCAGCCTCATGCTCTCGTTCCGGGCCGTGTCAAAGCGCCATGGCTCGATCTTCCGGCACTCCACCACGGCCCCCAGCGACCGCAGGATATCCGGCGTCCCATCCGTGCTTCCCGTGTCCAGCACGGCCACGCCGTCCGCCTCCGCCATGGACTGCATCCACCGCGCGGCAAACCGCGCCTCATCCTTCGCAATGGCATATACCCAGACGTTCATGCGTCCCCTCCTGTCACGCCGTCCGCTGCCAGACGTACACGGCCTGATACGGCGGCATATTGTTATGCGGCTGACCGCCGCCGGTAGCGGTTGTCGTGTAGGAGTATGTGGCGGTTCCATCGTTGTTCAGCGCTCCATATGTATCATTGCCGCCATAGACGCTCCGGCCCATGAGCGACACCGTGTGATCGTGGCTCGGTATCTCCTCCACCGTCAGCGAAACGGACGCCTCGCCGCCCGTGCTCCCGGCCGCGTAGGTGCCGCCAGCCGCCAGCAGGAACTTATCCTCGATGCGCTCCCACGTCCCGCCGCCGAAAAGCGTCGCCGGGGACGTGCTGTTGACGCTCTGGTATATCGACCCCACCGGGTAGAACGCATCCAGCAGCCACGTCTTGTCGATGGACGGAACGTAGCTCAGCTTCCCATCCTCGCCGGTGAAGCTTTCGATGTTTATCCCCGCCGAGGCGATCAGGCGCGGAATGGCCGCGAATATGCCGCCCGACTTCACCAGATTCCCGCTGTCCATCGTCGGCTCCGCGTCGAAGCTGTAGCTTCCCGCCGGTCCCGTCGCGCCCGTAGGCCCCGTAGGCCCCGGAACGGTCGAATCCGCCCCGCTCGGCCCCGTAGGCCCAACTTCTCCTTGCGGTCCGGTAGGTCCGGTATCACCTTTCGCCCCGTCTGTTCCGTTCGTTCCGTCCTTGCCGCTTGGACCCGTAGGACCAATGTCACCCTGCGGCCCCGTGGGGCCGGTTGCGCCCGCCTTACCGGGCGTTCCATCCGCGCCGGTCGGCCCTGTGGGGCCAATCGGCCCGGTGTCGCCTTTCGCGCCGTCCGAGCCGGGATTTCCCTGCTCGCCCTGCGGGCCGGTTGCGCCGGTAGCGCCAGTCGGGCCGGTTGCGCCTGTAGCTCCCGTGGGGCCTTGTGGCCCCTGCGGGCCGGTATCGCCCTGCGGCCCCTGTATCTGCCCGACGTTGATCCAGTCGTTATCCGCCGCCGACCACACATACAGATACCCGCCGACAAGATAACTGTCGCCCGGATTGCCCGTCGGATGCGCCGCTTTGAGCTGCTCTACCGTATCGTAGCTTCCGAGGATGGTAACGCCCGTGCCGTCCGCACCCTTTGCTCCCGTGGGGCCAGTCGGTCCGGTCGCGCCGGTGCCGCCCTTCTCTCCCTGCGGCCCTGTCGGCCCAGTCGGCCCCGTAGCACCGTCCGCACCCTTGGCTCCGTCTGCACCCGTGGGACCGGTAGGACCAGTCGGACCAGTGGCGCCGGGTTCTCCGTCCTTGCCGATAACGCCGTCCTGTCCCGCCGGTCCGGTAGGGCCAACGTCGCCCTGCGGCCCCGTTGGGCCGGTAGCGCCCGTCTCACCTTGGGGACCGGTTGGGCCGGTCGGACCCGACGCAATATCCGTCGATTCCAGCAGCCGCTTTCCCCCAAGCGCCGCCAGCACGTCGTCCATCGCCTGCACGTTCTCCGCGCTCAAGGGCGGCGCCGCGTTGTTGTTCCATGTCTTTCCGCTGTAGCTCGGAACCGTCACCGCCATGGCTTATTCCCCCTTCCGCTTCTCGTCGGCGCTTTCCGCCGTCTTTTCCTCTACCGCCGCAATATCAGGATTGCTTTTCCGAAAACGGCGTTTGCCGCAAACGTAATAGCGCCCGATCTCGTCCGTAACGGTCAGCCTCTCGCCCGTTTTAAGGATCAGCTTCTTCATGTCGTTTCGTCACTCCCTTCCTCCGGCCACTCCGTAAGCGTGGCTATCGGATAATCGTTAACACTTACGGCGTTCACCGTCATTTCTCCCGTGCTCGTCAGCGGCCGCGTAAAGCCCATCACCAGATGCCGCTCCACCGGCGAGCCGCTCTTGTCCGTCCTCACGATCTCCACGAGCGTGTTCTCCTGAATGTGGAAAATCTGCGAACAGCTTATGCTCACGCTTTTCTGCAGCGCCGTCGCGCGTTTCAGCTTCCACTCGGCCAAATCCCGGCACTGCGTTTTCGTGTAATACCCCGCCGCCGATTCGCGTTTTGTCTTGCGTCCGATGCGGTACACGTTCGTGTCGCTCGCCGGGTCGAGATTCTGCGCCCGCCCGGCCGGTTGGGCGTAGCCGTCCAAAGCCTCGCCCAGAATGATGTAGTCGTTGTATACCTCCGTATTTTTAATGGTATAGTCCGCCGCGAGCAACGTCGTGCTCTCCGGCGAAAAACGCCACAAAACCGGCTTGTCCGCGTCCAGAATGTCGTCCTGCGACGGGTCGAGCCGCAAAGCGCCCGCCGGATCGTAGCCTATCCATGCGTTCACCATCTCCGCCAGCCCCAGCGCCACATCCGCCGCGCTGCCCGTCTCGCTGTCCACCAGCAGGGTATACGGCGCGTCGGTCAGCGCCGCGCTCGTCCCGTCCGGCAGGGCCTGCGTCTTTCCGTTGTAATACTCCGTAAAAACCGGCGTCACGCCGTCTATCGGCTGGCCGTTGCCCCTGTCCAGCTTCAAAAGCGCCGCCAGAGGCGTAAATATATTCGTCCCCGCATCCACACGATAGGTGCTCTCCAGATTGCCGCCCAGCGTCCCGTCCAAATTCGACCACTTGTCCGCCAGCGGGTAGACCGCCGTCCTCTGTCCGGGCTTTAGCGTTTCCTTCGGATTTTCGATCACGAACACGCCCTGCTGTATGTAGTAATCCGTCCCGTTCGAAAGTACCAGCCCCTCGTCGATGGCGATCTCCTGCCCGAACCAGATGTGATTTACGTTGTAGTCGTATTCTCCGTCCAGATTGGCAAGCGTTATCTCCGCCGTGCGCCGCTTGCCGTTCTGCAAATTCACGGTCAGACTTCCGCTCTGGATAAAGGCTCCGCTTCGCCGGTTGAGCGGATTGTTGTCCAGCGCAAAGGCCGTCGAGCCGTCCGGCTGCAGAAAACGAAGCCGGCAAAGCTTGACAAAGGGCTTTGAAAGCTGCGCCATGTAGTCGGCTATCTTCTGCTGCTCCGTCCATTCCTCGCCCACGACGCTGATATACGCCGTGTTGCTCACGGCCGAGGCCGATACATAGCCCCCGCCGCCCGGATAAAGCGTCAGGGCCGGATAGAGCGTCAGAGCCGGGTACAGAACGGACGCCTCCGTCCGATTCGTTGCGATCACCCGATAGCCGATAATGCCCGCCTCGGATGTGTTCGGCGTATACGTCGCTCCCGTCTGCTGCGGGATATCCTCCCACGAGCCGCCCCGCAGCCTCTGCCACTGATAGCTCACGGTCCCGCCGCCGCTCACCTGCGCCGTGCCGTCCAGCGGAAGCGCCGTGTCTCCCTGCTTATACTCCGCCGATACCAGATCGTGCAGGAATACAGGCGTCTGTGCCATACGCGCTACCCCCTCTCTAAAAACCGCATCCGTCAGCCCGGCCAAAGGGCGTCCGCGTCGGTCAGAACGATCTCGTCTCCCTCCGCGCTCCCGATCTCCGCCCACGGCAGAGAAACCGTCTGCGCCTGCTCGCGGCTCGCGTCCTTCGTCGTCATGGACACCGCCCCCGCTATCGTGATCCTCCAAAGATCGCCCTTGCGGCTTTTCAGATACAAGGTTCCTGCATAGCCTACGAGGTCATATATCGCGTCTCTGAGCGCTCTTGTGTCGCTGTATACCCCTGCCGCTATCGAGCCTATCAGGCTCGACAGCGAGCCGCTGGCGTAGTTGTACGGCGTCGTCTGCACCGTCGGATAGCGCGTGAAGTTCTGCATAAGCACCGCGCCGCCGTTGTTGCCGATAGTCCCGGAGGAAAGATTTTTCCCGAAGCGGTATATCCCCTCCGGCCTCTGCTGCCCGGCGTCGTCCGCCGCGCACGCCAGCACGGTCCAATCCCAGAAGCACGGCGTTACATAGTCGGTGATAAGCGCCGAGGTCGTACCGCTCTCGCCGAAAACGCTGTAGATGAAATACCGCACCGTCTCCTGCGATCTCGCGCCGCAGTCGATCATTTCCCGCGCCGCCGAATCCAGACTTGCCACCTGTACCAGCGTGCTCTCACCGTCTCGCTGCCGGTACACGCGCACGCCGGAAACGGCGTTCGACGAGCCGAGAGGCCCCGCCTCCAGATTGCCCGCAAAGTCGGCGAAAAACGACACGCCCGCGCCGAACTGCGGCCGGTAATCGGGATATTCGGTGAAGCGCGCGATATGAACCGCATCCAGCACCCCGCGCGCCACCAGAAGGTAATCGCACACCTGCGGCCCGGCCATCGAAAGACTGCCTATGTCGAAAGCGCCTCCCGCCGCCGCGTCCACGCTCCAGTGAAGCGCGCTGCCCGTGTAAAGCGAATAGCCGCCGTAAAAGCACCCCGCGTAAAGGTCGAGCGCGCCGTCCGCCGCCTGTGTGCATACAAACACGATCTCGTCCATTTCCCCCACAACTGGGGAAACGGCCTCCGTCCCGGATATCGAAAGCGAAAAGCCCTGCGCCGGAAAGCCCAGCGCAAAATCCTGCCCGACGGCCGCAAAGCAGCGCGTTCCGTATGCCATCGCATTTATCCGCTGCGGCGCGCCGAACGACCACACGCTCCAGCTCGTCCCGTCCGCCGAGCGAAGAAGAAGCTCCGTGTCCGTGCCGCTCGTGTCCCACGCGAGGAACTGCCCGCCCCCCGCCGCCACAGCAAGGCTAGCGCCCGTGGGAACGGAATTGACCGTCGCCTCCGTCCACGAAACGCCGTTCGGGCTGTAATACAGTTTTTTCGGGTCTGCCTCGTCCGTCGCCACAAAGCCGTCGTCCGAGCCGCACACGCGCCCCATACCTCCAGACGCCGGATTGGCCGCCGTCGTCCATGTCGCGCCTCCGTCCGTCGAATAGGCGTTTGCGAGGCCGTACCAGTTCACGGCCACAAAGCGCCCGTTCCCGTAGGCCACGGTATAGCCGCCCGCGTTTACGTCTATGGTCGTCTCCGTCCAGGTCTTGCCCCCGTCCGTCGAATAAATAACGTCGTTGCTGCTCACGCTCGCGCAGACGAACGCGCCGCCTCCGTAGGCGATGCTCGTCATGCGCCCGAAGGTGTCCGGGATGGAAACGCCCGTCCACGTCTCGCCCCCGTCGGTCGAATACGCCGCCATAACGTCCGTGCTCAGCGCCACAAAAACGCCTCCGCCGTAGGCGATGCCAACCCAGCTTGCCGCATCGGGAAGCGCGCTCGCCCGCCACGTTTTCCCCTCGTCGTCCGAAACGGCGCACATCCGTCCCTTGCCGCCGCTCAAATTGTCATACCCCTCAATTGCGACAAACGTCCCGTTTCCGTAGGCGACGCCCGTCGCGTCCCCGTAGAAGCCGCTCGGCGGATAAATGCCGCCCCATGCCAGCCCCGCTTCCGAGGCGCCCAGCGTCCGCGGCTTGAGGACCAGACGCCCGGCATTGGCGTTGAAAAGCTGCGTCTTGCCCACTTCCATGCCCCCGGCGTTGCCCCGCCACGCGATGGTCCACGGGGACGAAAGCGAAAGCGCCTCCCCGCTGTCCGTGTCCCATGCAACGGTCGAGCCGTCCTGCATCGTGATATAGCCGCCGCTCATGCTGTAGCTGCCGCTTCCCTCGCCGGGAATATTCCGCGCCGCCGGCCACGTCACCTTCACGCCGCTCACGGACGGCACCGCGCATACGGTCACCTCACCCGCCACAGGATCGGTCTCATAGCTTACGGAAAAGGAAACCTTGCCGGTATCGGCAACCACGCCGTTTTCCGTCTGCACAAGACAGCGTATGTAATAGCTCTCGCCCGCAAAGAAGCCGTCGTAGCTGAAGGAAAGCTGCGCCGTACCGTAAATATAGCCCGTGTCCCGCATCGTAAGCCCCGCGCCGGAAAGCAATATCCAGCGCACCCAGTTCAGCGCGTCGCCCTGCTCCTGCGTGTAGCTGGCCGTAAACGTCTGGCTTATGGCCTCGACGGGGTTTTTGAACGTGCCTATGGAAAGCGATGGGGCCGCCCTTGTAATAAAGGCGCTCGCGCTCGTCTGCGTCACGGAATCGTCCGTGCCCCAGTACTGCGTGATAACGAGCTTGTATTCCCCCCCGTTGGCCCAGTCGGACGCCGCCGCCAGCGCCGAAGCGGAGATAACGCAGCTGAAAAGCTGCACGTTGCCCGCCCCGTCCACGCCGTAGAAGGGGCATCCGTCCGTTTTCTTCCCCGTCGCGTAAACCTGCGTAGAGGTCGCGTCGTTTTTGTAAATCGTCACCGCAAAGGCCGTCATGGCCGAATTGCCGTTGACCTGCCAGCTCACGGTCAGATCGTCCGCCGCGTCCACCACGCCGTTTCCCAGCTCGCCGAACGCGCTGGGGCTTATGTTCGTCGGTTGAAAAAGCGCCATCTATGCTTTCCCTCCTGTCAAGCTTCGTTCTGTACGCCCAGCCCTCTGGCCAGCCGCGCCAGCTCCGCAACGGTCAGCCGCGCCGCCTGCTCCTGTGTCAGCGAAACGCCGCCGAAGGTGTAAACGTCGCCGTTGTTGTTCGTCGTCGTGCTCGTGCTGCTGTACGTCGCGCCCGTCCGGGCAACGCCCGCCGCCGTCAGCAGTCCCGCCGAAACAGGCCCCATACCGTCCGCGCCTTCAAGCGGGGCGGAAAGCAGGCTCTCGGCCGAAAGCGAACCGCCCGCGTCCGTAAAGTCCTTCATCGCCTCGTCGTAGGCTTCCTGCGCGTCCTTCACGGCCTTTTCGTCGGCGATCCATTCCCATTGACCGGTCTGCGCGTTGTATACCCGGATCGTCCGTTCCCGCTGCGCCTCCAGAAGGTCGTTCTGCCGTTTGAGCACCTCGGCCTTCATTTCTTCCAGCTTCAGCGAATCGGCCTGCTTGCCGACGATATCGTTCTGGATGCGCCACCACTCGGTGTAAAGGTCGTTTATGTCGATCTGGTCGCCCCCGATGGCTTCGAGATACTTGATCTCCGCCATGAGCGCCTCCTGTATCTCCTTGCGCTTGGCGTTCAGCTCGTCCTCGCTCTTGCCCTGCTCGTCCATCAGGTCAAGCTCGGAGTTGAGCAGCTTTATCGCGTATTCCAGCGCCGCCAGCGTCTCGTCCTCCTCCGAGGAATAACCGCCGCCTCCCCCGCCGCCGGAGCCGCCTGAGCTTCCGCTGGTGGACGAACCCTTCCAGCTTATCGTCGGCATTTTTATGCCTGCTTTGCTCAGTGTACTTTTGGCGTTTTCCAGCATGGAGCCGACGCTGTTGCGGTCAACCTTTCCGTTCCGGGAAGCCTGCGATCCAAGATTCTTGGCCGAAGTCGTGAATTTTTTCGTGAGCGTCGTCTCGCCAAGAAGCTTTTTCTGCAGCCGGTCGGTCGCTTCGTAGGCCGTGTCCATAGCGGTCGTGATATTATCCACCGCGTTCACGATGCCGCTTGTGTTGACATTCGTCCGCGAAAGATTCTCCACCGCTCCCTTCGCGTCCCCGGCCGCCGCTGCCGCGTTTTCCGCCGCATCGGCCGCTTTCTGCTCCTGATCGGCCGTGTTCTTCGCCGCCTGCGCCAGCAGCGCGTGCGCCACCTTCGCCGCGTTCGCAACGCCCGCCTCGTCCAGCATCTTCGCCACAAGATTCTCGTCCGCCGCCGTCAGCTCGCCCGCCGCTACCTTCTGGGCGATCAGCTTTTCGGTCATCTCGCCCATAATGCTGCGCAGACCGTCCCCCGTCAGATTCGCGTCCGCAAGCTTGCTGATATAGTCATCAATGTCGGTCAGATCGCCGAAAGCCTCGTGCAATTCCGAAAGCGTCGAATAGCTCAGCGTCCCGTTTTCGTCGAATTCGTCAAAGGCCGCCGTCACGCCTTTCAGCTTCCCAGCCAGCGTGTCCAGCGTCTTGAAAAGGTCTCTCGCCGCCTCGTCCGCGTCCTCCAGCCCCGCCGCCGCATCCTGCGCCGCCTCGGCAAACTCCGGGAGGGCATCCTGCGCCACTTCGATAAGGAGCTTCTTGTACTCCTCCGAATACTCTCCGCTGTCCTTAATGCTCTGGATATACTCGTCGTAGGCTTCTGCCGTGTCTATCGTGCGCAGACGTAGGTCGCTCTGTACCTGCGCAAGCGCTTTCGCTTTGAGCTCCTGCTGTTCTGCCGTTTTGTAGGCGGATGCACCATGTTTCTCCAAGACAGAAAGCGCGTCTACAACATCGTGGTAAAAATCCGTTTGGAGCAGGGCGCTGTTTTCTGTGTCGTAAGCCGTCTGCTGCATTAGGTCCCGTACTTTTACGAGCGTATCGTAATATTCGATAAGACCCTCTGCGTCGTAGCTGCTCGGCAGCATCGCCCCCTCTGGGTGGACTTGGTTTTTTGTAAATGTACCGCCGCCGGCAAGAATCGCCGTCCCGAGCGTGGCGTCCAGGTCTTTGTTGCCCGTTGACGGGGCAGACAAAATCAGCCCGCCATACGAACCCAATTGAGTGAAGAAATTCCCCTCCAGCTGCCGCCCTGCCGCCGCTTTCGCCGCATAAGCTGTTGTGCTTGCCGCCTTAAGCTGCTCGTCCGTAAGCTCCTGAAGCTTGGCGATGGCTGCATCTGCGCTCTCCGGCATATCCTCCCCCAGAACGCCCGAAAGCTCTTTCAGCGCATCCTTGTAAGCGTCCGACCCCTCCTTGGCCGTCTCAAATTTGCCGTTGAGGGTGAGGATGGATTCCGCGGTTCCGTTTGCCTTTTCAGCCGCCTCCGCCGCTTCTTCCGTAGCTTCTTCGAGCTTCTGCTGGTACTTGTTATACGCAAAAACCGCTATTGTGATTGCCGCCGTGAGGACGCCGATGGCGGCTCCCGCAGCGCTTGCAGCCGTCGCCGTTTTCCCTATGCCGCTCGCCGCTTCGTGCGCGCCCCGTTTTACAAGGCCGAGTTCCACGCCAAGGTTTTTGAAGCTGAACAGTATATTGTCTATCCCGCCCGCGATCTTCTGCGTATTGAACGCAACGAGAAGCCCCGTAACGGTGAAAATGGCGTTCCCCAGATTGTCAAAGCCCTCGATCAGCCACGTCAGCGCGTCCAGAATTCCCTTGATCCAGTCCGTGTCAATGGTGTTGGAAATGAACTCCGTCCACGTGTTTTTCAAAACCTCGACCTTGCGGGACCAGGAATCCATCATGTTCTCGACCTCTCGGTCCGCGCTTCCCGCCGCCGCAGCGTAATCGTCGAGCATTGATTGGTACATATCCCAATTTTCCACGATGGCAAGAAGCTGGCTCGTGCGAAGCTTGCCGCCAATATCGGACACCATCGCCATCAGCTCGGATTCCGTCAGAAGCCCGTCCTGCATGCTCTTGGCAAGGCCGCCGATGGCCTCCATCGGGTCGATAACCTTTCCCGTGGCCTGCGCCGCCTCGTAGGCGTCCTTTGCGTAAATTTTGATAACGTCGCGCAGTCCGGCGATCTCGCCCGTCGTCCAGGTAACGCCCTCGTCGATCTCCGTCTTGGTGTCGCCGATAATGTTCAAAAACAGCGCACGCAGAGCCGTCGCTGCCTCCGTGCCGGAGCGCTGCGTGACCGCCGTTACCGTGCCGATAGCCGCCGTAAGCTCGTCTATGCCCACATGCGCCTGCGACGCAATGGGCGCCACTTTGCCAAGACCCTCGGCTATTTTCTCTATGCTCGTAGCATAGTTGTTGTCAATTTCGTTGGCGCCGTCCAGTACCTTTGTCAGCGCGTCGATGTTGCCCTTGTATTTATAGGCCGCATCCACGGAAAGCAAAAACTGCTGGGCCGTTTCCGCCGTCGTGTCGCCGACAAGCTGCGTCTTTGTCGCAAGCTCGGCCAGCGCCTCGCTCTGTTCCTTGTAGCCCGCACGGGCAAACGCCGCCACGCTTCCCAGATACTCGTCTGCCGCCACACCGTAAGCAGAGGCTGTCTTGTACGCCTGTTTTTCCAGCGCCTCCAATTCCTCGGCGGTAAAGCCCGTGACCTTGCGGACGGTGACAAGCTCGTCGTCCACGTCCTTCATGGCCGCAAACGCATCCCGGAACGCATTCTTTATCTTGCGGATGGCGGTCGAGGCCACATTGTTCTTAAAGGAATTCCAGAGAGTGCTTGTCTTTTTCGCGGTTTTCTCCGCTTCGTTCCCCAGCGCCTGTGTCTGCCTTTTTGTCTTTTCCTGCGCGGCGGCAAGATTATAGGCGCTCTGCTGCGTCTTTTCCTGCGCTACCGCCAGCTCGTTTTGCGCTCTGGTCAGCCGCGCCTGCGCATTCATGGCCCGTATGGCCTTGGACGATATCTCGTCAAAGCCCTTTGCATCGACCCTCAGTGTGATCGGAGTAGCCTGAAGCTGGGCAATTTCCTGTTTAAGCTGTGTAAAATCAGCCTTTCCCGTTACGATTAGAGTTGCCATTTGCTACCTCCGACGTCTTGCACTTTTTTGCTTTTTGCGGTATACTTCTATTGAAAGGGAGTGATTTTGTTGTTCGAGGGTATGGATTTTTTTGACTGCATGAATATGGTAAACGGCGATCCCATCGTCGCCGCCATGATGCACACGGACGCGAACAGACCGGCTCCCAAGCCCAAAGTGGTAAACGGAAAACGTAAGATTTTGGGCGGCCTTTTGGAGATCGACGAGGTAAAGCTCGCCGAGTATAGGAAGAAACAGGCCGAGGAAGAGGAGAAAAAGAAGCTCGAGGACGTGCGCAGGCTTGGCCGCCACTCGGTCGAATATCTGCAGCAGCAGGCCGAGAGGGAAAAGAGGCTCAAGAGGGACTGATCCTTCACCCGTCCCATTCGTTGCCGTCCCGTTCCGCGCCGGGGCCGCAGCTGGTCAGGCCAAGCGCCGGATCGGCTTCGTTCACAGCGCCTACAAAAACGGTCTCCGCCCGGCCGCCCTCGATCATTTCGGAAACAAAATTCCGAAAGAAGGGACGGTCGCCCGGATGGCGCGCCCAATCGTAGGGCGGCGTCTGGCTCTCGATGCGGCGTATCATCTCGTCGCCGTTCGCCGGGCTTCTCCATTGCGGGTCCTCCCCGCTCGGCGTATACTCGATTCTCGCCCGGTCGGCGGATCCGCCCTTTTGCAGATGCCCGGCCCCAAAGTCAAGCAGACCGCCGTTTTCGCGGCGCCGTATGTATTCCTTCGGGTCGAACTGGTCGTACACGTCGTTTTCGATGTGCTCGCGCAGACACGCCTCCATGTCGTTTTCCAGAACGCCCATGGCGGAACCCATGGCCCGCCCGAACTGTTTTTCCAGTTCGGCAAGGTCTTTTTCCAGTCCGTCTATGCGTCCCGAGATCACAATGCTCATAGCCGCGCCTCCTGTGTGCGCATCTCTCTTTTGAAAAGAGGGCGGGGTCTCCCGCCCTCTCCTTTTTGCATCAAACGATGCTGACGGAAACGGTATTGGTGTACTCCGCCGTGCCGTCAGCGGGGTATTCCATGGTCACGTCAAAGTCGCCGGTGGTCGCCCCGGCATTCACTTTGCCGTCGGCGGAAACGGTCGTGCCGCTGGGCGCGCCGGTCGCCGTATACTTGATAAGCCCCGCCGGATTCGGAACGACAAGCTGGCTGTTCGCCATGACGAGCCGTCCGGGGATCTGCTGACCCTGCGTGCTCTTGGGAACGGAGAAAACGCCGCCCACGACCGCAATGCCGGTCACGTTCTCGCTGCCGTCGTCCGGCGCGTAGATGTAATAGGCCAGATTGCTCGCGCCGCAGTTGGAGCACGTCGCGCTCACAACGTCGTCGTCGTAGGAAACGGCCTGACCCGTAAGGCTGGTCGTGTCGGGGTTGGACTGGTCGCCGTTAAGACTGGCGTTGCCGCCAAGCTTGAGATAGGGAACCACGGCGTAGACCCAGCCCACGCGGGTGCCGGCGTCCTGCGCGCTGCCGGAGCTGTTGGCGTAAACGGCCATCTGCTGGATGTAGGTAAACACCATCGGGTCGATCAGGGTGCTGATAGCCGCCACCTGCGCGCTCGCCTTGTTGGTGTAGTACCACACCTTGTACTGCTGGCCGTTCGTCGCCGTAAAGCCGCTGATCGCGCCGGTCGCCGGATCGACCTCGTAGGCCGTTCCGTCCGTGCCGATGGGGGATTTCTCGCCCACGGTCTGCACGTAGCACAGGATGCGGCTCGAACCGTAAAACGCGGCGGGGGCGCCGTTCGTAACGTCGATAGCCAGCGAAGCGCTGTCTGCCGTCACGACCTGACAGACGGGAACGACCGCGTTGTAGTTGAGAGCCGCGCCCGCGTTGGCCGCCTTGGCGAACAGGCTGAAATCCGCCGCCGCAAAGTTGACGTTCACGGCGCTGTCGCTCGGGATAATGGCCGCAATCGGGTTGCCGAGACCGGCGCGGATCTCCCCCATCGTAACGGAGGTCTCCAGATTGGCCGTCTGGCCCTTATTGGTGTAATAGCGCACGGCGCCGGTGTTCGGATCGAGCAGATACGACGCACAGGTGCCCTTGAGGTAAAGGCGCTTATCGGTAAACTGAATCATGCAATATTCACTCCTTTTGTTGTCTCGTTAAGTCTGATGTGCAAAGGCGGCCATCGGGTCAAAGCCAGCCTCCGACGGGTGTCGGACGGCCTCCAGCGCCGCCCCTCCGGCGAAGCTTTCGATGGGCATGAGCGCCGCGCTCGTCCCGTCCCTTTTCCGGGCGAAGATCGGGGAAGGATAGGGGTTTCCGCTTTTCCATCTCGCCCCCTGCATCTCTCCCACGCCGCAGACTATATAGCCCAGCGCGCGGGAAAGCGCCTTTTCCCTCGCCAGAAGCTTCCGTATGGGCCACTGGTCTATCTCCGCCTCGTCCGTGCCCGTCAGCGCGGCCACGGCCTCGATCAGCGCCTCCGCCGAGTAGTCCAGCTTCGGCGCGTTTGCCTGCGCCAGATCGCGCTCGGCCTGCACAAGCTCCGGGTTTGCGTCGTCGCTTTCCAGTTCTATGCCGTTCTGCTCCGCCAGAATGGGGCGTAGCCGCTGGAACTGCGCGGGAGTGATGCTTGAAAACACCTCGCCCGACACGACAAAATTGACCGCCTTCAGGCGCTTCGGATCCTCCGGGACCATCCTCGGCACGAACCGCAATACCCGCCTCGGCGCCTCCTCGCCCTCTCCAAGCCGTAAAGAGAGCGCCAGAAACAGCAGCGCGCGGTAAAACAGTCCGGGCTTCGGCCGTCCCTCGGCGATAGCCTCCGCATCCATCTCGTAATACGCCTGCAGCAGGGGCATGGACAGAAAGCGCACAGGGAGCGCCTGCTGCATCACGTCCAGCGCAGGCCGGGCCGTCTGAAATTCTTCCATTTCCGCGACCCGTATGGGGTACAGGGTAAGCCCCTCCGCCGTGATCGGTTCATTTCGGCGGATAGCCTTTTGTATGGAAACCGGGATATCGTTCATTTAATCTTTTCCTCCCGTATTTCGGCTTCGTTCACTGATCTTGAATCGGCAGCCGCTTCACCTTTTCCATGATGGAATCCAGATAGCCGTTGCCTCCCAGCTCGGTGTGGTAAACCTTGTGCATTTCGATAATGTCTTCCAGATCCTCGCTTGCAATGTGTCCGGCGCGCAGGTAAGAGCGCCCCAGATACTTGATGCGGTCGTAAAGCAGTATCCTTGTCCCGGCGGTAACGCCGCCCTTCTTCTTCTTTCCGCTGGTTATCAGGTTGAAAAAGCCCGAGATAAGAGCCGAAAGCGCCCCGCTTCCAATGATCGCAAGCGCAAGTTCCATAGCCGTGTCCTCCGTGTATGCACAAGTATTTTCATGAAAAAGGGCCGATTTTTCAGATGCCTGCCATCTTTCATTTGATTGCACGGTTTTCTCTCCGCCGTGCCGGCCGCGCCGCCCGAAAGCGGCGCCTCGTCAGGTTGTTCAGGATGTCGGCCCAAGCACCCGGCGCGTTTGAAAAAAACGCCCCTAGTTCCATGATGCGGGCTTCGGCTCGTCGCTTTCCGCCCACAAAACAGACATGTGTAGTTCGCGCCCTACTATCGTGCCCGACCGGTCGTTGATCGGCCGGCTCCCGTTGTCCGCGTGCGCCGTCCGGGAAAAGTCCATCACGCCCACGCCCGTCAGATTCACGCCGTGCAGCGCCTCGATGATGCACTGCTCGATGTCGTAGGCTCTTGCATAGGCGTCCGTGCGCGTCGTCGTCTCCTGATTGACGTTGCACAGGATCTCAAACGTCACGCCAAGCTGCGTCTTGTAAGGCGTCAGGGGGATGCTCCTTCCCACATAGCACTTCACGACCGTCTTTGCCTCCGTCTGCATCTGGCCCCAGAATATCTGCCAGTACAGGCGGTAGCCCTTCGGATGCTTCCGCTTCTGCTCGTTCGTGTTCAGTACCGGCTCGTCGCCGTTGAACAGAATGCTCATTTTCTGCTCCGGCGTCGGAAGCTTCTGCGCCAGCGGCCGGGCGCCGTCGTACCATACATATTTGATAAAGCGCACGCGCGGCCGCGTATTGTCGTCCTGCGGGGTGTAGCCGCTTTTGTCCGGCAGGTCGAGAAGATAGAGCAGAATCTTATGCGTCAGATCCTCGCTCCCCGCCATCGTCGAAAAGCCAGTCTGCACCTTCTCGTAGGGGTAATACGGGCTGTTATAGTCAGTCATGGCTTTCCCCGGCCTTTTCCTTCAGCGCCTCGAACTGCTCTTTCAGGGCCGTCAGCTCCTTCGCCGCCCCCTGAAGCACCTCCGGCGTCGCCGCCTGCGCAAGCTTCTCTCCCAGCTTCGTGATCGGATCGTTCATGGCCTGAAGGAGGTTGTACACCTCCGTGTTCAGGCGTTTTTCAAGGTCCCGATAGTCCCACAGCAGGTCAAAGGCCCGGTCACGGGTCTTTGCGCTGGATTTGAAGCGCTCAAGCTGGTTGAAAATATGACCTCCGGCCCAGCGGTCGTAGTCGTCCTGCGCCATGAGATAATCCGTGCCCTCAACGGGTTCGAACGCGGTTTTCAGGTAATCCGCCGCCAGAGCGCCCATGAGCCACCGGCTTTTTCGGTCCGTCGCCTCTTTCGTGTGCTCGATCACGCTTCCGTCCTTGAGCCTTATGCTCACGCGGTCGAGGCATTCGGCGGCCGCACGGGACACAAACTCCATCTTTTTTCCCAGCGGCATATATGTTCTGGCCGCCAGCAGCTTTTCCTCGCTGATCTTTACAAAATCCATTTCCCATACCTCTCGATTCTCAGGATTTCTTTTCGCTGTCCCGTATCGGGCAGTCGCCCCGCGCCTCCCAGCGCCGCGTGTTCGGGCAGAAATAGGTGTGTGCGCAATAGGGATTGCTCCTGCCGTCCATCAGCCGGCAGTAAAGCCCGTCCCGGTTCCATATCCGATAAGCGTTCCGGCACTGCTCCTGCATATCAGATGCCCTCCAATGCGATCTGCGTCTCCGCGGCGTAAGACAGGTATTTTGCAGTCACGGTCAAGGGCGTCTCGCTGGCGCCCCAGCAGGTGATAACGGCCGTGTTCCCGTTCACTTCGGCGGAATAGCTCGCCTCGTCCGCGCCGGAAAATTCCCATATCACGGGCATATTGCTTGCCACGCCGCGCAGAAACACGCTCGCCGTTATCTCTGCCGTCTGCGTCGTTCCCAGCGTCTCGGGAACGCTCCCGTCGAAAGCAACCGTCGTGTCTGCGGGAACGGACACTACTTCAATCGTCACCGTCTCCTCTATACCCGGATTCTGTTCCAGCCGGCAGGTGATCCGGCACGTTCCAGCGGAAACAGGCGTTATATTCCCGTCCGCATCAATGGAGGCAATGCCCTCGTCCGAGCTTTCCCACAAATACGAGATCGGGTGCTCCTGCGTGGATTCGACCGCCTCGCCGTTTCTCGCAGAGCTGGCCGTCAAGACAATCGGTATGCCAATGTTCGTTTTTCCTTTTCCCGAAATGGCGATCTCCCACGAAAATTCCAGTCCTCCGGCCACATGGTTTTCCATGTCGTCTATCTCCCGGTTCGGTTCCTCGTAGCGCGCCGTGAACTCCGCCAGCCTTACGCTCGAATAGTCGCCCGTAAACTCCTGAATGAAGTCCGTAAAGCCCGAAAGCCGGTAGGCAGAGCTGCCGAGAATAATGCGGCTGTTGTCGTTGAGCTGCGCCGTGTACTCGTTGTACTGGCACTTAACGTTGTAATAGCCCGTCGCCACCAGAAGGTGATCCTGCGCGTCCGGCGTCGAGGCGTTTGCGACCGTCCGCTCGATGGCCAGCGGCTCGGAAAGCACGTTCCCGTAAAAGTCCAGATGGTTCCACACGGCATTGCACCGCCGGATAATGCCCGTGCCGTAGGCCGAGGAAATGTTCTCCGGGTTCACGGCCAGCCACGTCGATCCCATCGTTACGAATTTTGTCCCCAGCGGAACATAGTCGATGGCCTCGTCCCCGATCAGGATCATCTTGTAGTCGTCTATGTACCGCGTCATAGATGCCGACGGGTTTATCACGTCCGCCATACGCATACTCACCGTCTGCCACGCCGCAGGGTCGCTTCGATCCAGCCCCTGCGCCTCTGCCGAGAAATAGTCCGTCGAATACTTCGCGTACTGCTTGGCAAAGGCCGTGCTTTCCGCGCCCAGATACTGCCGCTTGCGCGAACTGTATTCTCCCGGCGCGTTCTTCGGCGGCGCCGTCAGCCCCCCGGCCAATATGCCGATGTTGCGTATGTAATCGTGCTCCTGCAACGCCATAGAGCGCTCACCACCCCTCGCCTCACACAAAGCGCGTCTGCCGCGCCGAACGCGGCGTTACCTGCATATATGCACAATCCTGTGCATATTTATTCCTTGCCGCACAGAACTCCGCATACTTCGCGCTGTGCCGCTCGCTCGATGCCCGCATGTAGTTCGATTCGTTCACGTTGTCAAAGCTTTTATCGTGGAGCTTCATTTGGAAATTTATCCACGTATTGTCAAATCTTTCATCCCACCCCACGGCCACGGCCAGACCGAGAAGATTCTTGATGCTGCGCGAAAGCTCCTGCGCAAAGGAGCCGTCCGTGTAAAAGTCCAGCGAATAGTCGATACCCTCGGCGCTCTGCACGGGGAAGGTCACGTCCCCGGTCTCCGGGTCGTAAGCGGCCGCCGTATACGGCGTGTAGCTCACGTTCTGCGCCGCGTCCACGGTGCGTATCACGCACGAGAAAAGCCCGAAGCCCGTCAGCCCCGTATGCACGACCGTCTCCTGCTCCGTGCTCTCCTGCGTGCTCGTCCAGTTGTAATCGTCGTATACCGGCTCCACCAGCCCGTCCTCCAGATACGGAAGCAGCTCCGGCGGCTCGCACAGAAGGGGAATGGCGTAGGAGACGTAAATGGACATCTTCCGCAGAAACGCCGCCGGGTTTTCCGCCGCCTCGTCCTGAAGCCGTATATCGTCGATCAGAAGCATCGCGTAGTTTGAAACGATCTCCGCCCATTTCGTCCCCATGCCTTATCCCTCCTGCTTGTGTCTGTTAATCGTCCTCGGCGTTCAGCCCCTCGATGATGGGCCAGAAAGCGCCCTTGCGCCGCATGTCCTTTTCCGGCAGATCCTTGTACTGCTCGCGGCTGATGCGGTTGAGCGCCGTGATAAGCTCCCGGTCACGCGCCCTCGCGTCCCCGGCGTAATAGGCGTCCACAAAGCGCCGCGCCACCATCTCCCGATGGCTCGGGCAAAGCTTCGGGTAGATCGTCAGAAGCTGCTCTCCCAGATCGAGAACGCGCACGAAGGCGCCCTTGTCCAGAATCTCCCCGTCGCTGTACTTGCAGCCGTACATGGTCCGTTCCTCGTCCGTCATGCCCGAAAGCACGATCAGCCAGCGGCGCTCCAGATGCCGGCGGTTCTTCTCGTCGGCAAAACGGCTCCATTCGTTCTTCGGCACCATGATCGTGCCGCTCGGCCCCGTGATCGAGCCGTACAGGCCGTTCGGCCCGAATTCCTCCACGTTGTAGTCGGCAACGTCCGCCTGCCAAAGCAGATAGACCTTCTCAACGTCCGGCGAGACCTCGCGCACGATGGTCTGCGGCTGCTGCTGGGCCAGCGCCTTGGCGACGCCCTCCGCTATCATCTGCTGCACTTCCTCGGCGGAATACGTTCTGGGCGCGTTCTCGGCCTTCTCCGGCGCTTTGACGGCCTCGGCGCTCACCGATACCTCCTGCCCCGCCAGCGACGGCTCAAGCTCGGTCAGCGGCGTCTCCCTACCGTTCTCGTCCACGCCGGTCACGTCCTCGGCCTTAACGACGATCTCCTTTTCCTTCGCGGCCTTTTCCGCCGCTTTCTTAGCCCTGGATGCCTCCATGCGCTCGGCAAATTCCTTCTTCTCCTCGGGGGTCATTTTCTTCTTTTCGCTTGCCATCTCGTCCAGCTCCTTTCCCGTTCGACGGCTTGTGTTTACTTTTTTCAGACTGCCGGAGTTGCACCGGCCATACTTCTGTCTGCTTATCCGAGGGGCGAAAGGCCGCCCCTCTTTTGCGTTGTTTTTTCCGTCACGCGGTGACGATGCCGACCTTGCTTGCGAAAACCGGGACAGCGTCAATCGAGATCGAGACCATGATGTCGATGGACATATCGGCAGTCTGGCTCGGGTCGAGCTGAATGGTGATGGGCGTTCCCTCCTCGATGCCGACATAGATGGGCTTGTAGCCGTTCGTGGCCAGAAGATAAATCTTGTCGGTGGGAACCATGCCCGTGATGGTGGTGTTCTGCGTGCCGGGGACAATGGCGTCCTCGATGGGCATCAGACGCACGCCCATGTACTCGCCCAGATAGCCGTAGCGCGCCCAGTCAACACCCAGCATGGTAGCCAGCGCGGAATCGAGCGCCACGGAAGCGCCGTTCGTCACGCCGGAGGGCAGAGCCTTGGTCAGCGCGGCCGGATGGCCCACGCCAATAATGTTGCGGAAGTAGGTGCGGTTGACCATCGCAAGCTTCGAGGCAAGCGTCACCCAGTTGGCAGAGGTGTTCGTGACGGACAGAGCCGCGGGAACGAACGCCGTGTTGGTCGAGGCGGTCACGAGCGCGTTGATCCACAGCGCCGTGACCTTGCTGTACATGCCGGCCGCGATGGAGTTGAAGAAGCGGCCGAGATCGGCGTCGTTCGCCACAAGCTGATACCACTTGACCGTCGCCTTGGCCGTGCGCAGGGTGGGGTTGATGGTAATGGGCTTGCTGTACAGGTGGTTGGCGGGCTTGCTGCGGGAAGCGCCCCAGGAATCGTCCTGGAACAGGAACACGTCGTTGGACTGCACGTCCAGTTCGTAGGTCTGGCCCAGAGGCACGTTCACGGTCTCCGCCAGCCATCCCATGCTGTTGGACATGGTAATGGGAAGAAGCGGGGTCACAACGTCGCGGATAATGCCCGCCAGCGTGGCGAGGAACGTGGCGTTGGTGAAGTACTTGCGCTGCTCGCGGCGGAACTCGTCCATGGTCGCAGGGGCCGTCTCGCCGGACAGAGAGCACGCGCGCTTGGCGCAGTACTGAAGCAGACGGAACTGCAGATTGCGGTTGGTGTCGGCGTAGCTCGCCTCGCCCTCCTTCGCGCCGTTGAGAACAACGCGGTAAGGCTCGGCTTCCTTGCGCAGCACGGCCATGGCATTGGCGGCGCGGCCGTTGTGCTCCATCATGAGCAGACGGCCGCAGGTAACGATATCGGCGCGGTCACGCTCGACGCCGACAAACTCATCGGCAGCGGAGTTGAAAAGCTGCCGGGAAGCGTTGAAATTAAAAGCCATTATGTTTCACTCTCCTTCTTTTCGTTCTTCGATCAGCCGCCGGTGGTCGTGCCGACCGCCATGCAGGCGCGCAGATCGTAGTAATCGAAGCCCTGATAGGCGCCCTGCGTGAACTTGCCGGTGCCGACCAGCTCGAAATAGGGCGCGCCGTTCGCCGTGGGCGCGGCAGAGGCGGGGACCAGCAAACCGGCCGCAATCGTGAAAATGGTGTTGCTGCCAATCGTGCCGTTGATGTTGCCCACACCGAAGCGATACACGTTGTCGTTGTTGAAGAAGATCTTCGTGAACGTGTCGCGGTCGCCGGCGGGGATGCCGAGGCCGAGGGTATTGCTGCCGACCTTGTACTTCGCGCCCGTGCCAGAATCAACGATGGTGTTGACGTTGCCGGGGTTGCAGGCGTAGATGCCCTTCTGGGCAAGATCGCTCGCGCCGGCGGCATTCATGACCCAGGTGTTGTCGTTGTTGATGTTGGTGTAGCCCTCGTTCGCCATCAGCGTGGCGCGCACGCACAGCAGACCGGCGGAGCAGTCGGCGTCCGCGCTGGAAGCCTGATACTTGCCGGTGATATTGGCAGTGCTCTCAAACTCGTGGTTGGAGATGCGCTGCTCAAACGCGGTATTCGCAATAAAAGCCATTGTGTGTCACACTCCTTATCTGTAAATCAGCCGTTGATGCGCGAAAGCATCCCGGCAATTCCGTCGTCGCCCTCGGAGCCGCCGGCGCCGTTCGACCACGCAAAGGAATTCTTCCGGCGCGCGGCCAGCTCGTTGGCGCGAACGGTGTCCTTCTCGCCCTTGACGGCCATCAGGTCGCGGCGGGCACGCTCCGCGCCCACAAAGCGGCCCTCGTCCTCCATCGCGGCGTACTGCTCGGCGTTGGCCGCAAGGCGGTCCATCTCGCCGGACAGATCCTCGTCCCCCTCGTGGGAGGCCACGCGGATCTCCGCCAGCGTGCGCTTGAGCGTGTCCTTGACCTCGTTCACGCGCCGCTCGTGCTCGGCCTGCTGCAGCCGGGTAATGGTCTCGTTGGCCGCATTGAGGCGTTCGGTCAGCTCGTGAACGTCGCCGCTCTCCTGCGAGGCGGCATTGAAGCCGATCTCATAGATGGCGTCCGCGTCCACGGTCACCGCATCGTCGCCCTCGCCGATAAACGCGCAGAGGGAGATTTCCCGGATGCGCGTCGGAACGACCGCGCCGTTGTCCTCGGCGAGGAAGGTGTACTCATACGCGCCGCCCTTATCGTCCATGAGAGCCACATGATTGCCGTCCTCAGACAGCCCGACGATGCGATAGCCCTCGAACTTAGGAGCCAGACGCGCAAGTGCCTGTCTGTTCATACTTTTTTTCACTCCTTGATTTTTTGTTTTTCTGGCTTGTTTTTCGGCCTCATTGGCCCGATAAGACGCCGCGCGAAGCTTTACCTGATTAAATTCCTTCTTCAATGCGGCCATGGCCTTTATCCGCGCTCCCGGAATGGCCGGCTGAACGTCTTTTCCAAGAATCGTCACGCCGATCCCGACCCAGTTGTAAAAAACATTCGGTTCCTCCGGGTCCTCCTCCACTTCGGTCTCCGCGGAAACCTCCATCGTGCCCTGTTTCACGATGTAGTCCACGAGTTCCTTTGCGTAGAACGCGAAAAGCCTGCCTTTGGCATCCAGCCATGTATGACCATCCCTTTCCACAAGGGTAAAGTCCTTCGGATCGTCGGAAAGCGTTCCGACAATGCGCTCCGCCGTTCCGTCGGTGAAGCTGTAATAAAGCTCGCCCGTCTTCGGGTCGAGCTTTTCCCGCATGTTGTGCCCGTCTCCGGGGTCGTTCGGGTGGACGTAAGCCACGAGGATCGGCTGGCCCACAAAGCTCAGATAGTGCTCGGCGAGATTGCGGTAATCCCAGTCGTTGCGGTTTTTGCCCTCCCGCATAACGCGCAGCTCCACGCCGAATTCATACGGGGACAGACGGCGCAGAACTCGTATCTCGCCGCGAAACGCCTCCGTCTTACCTGCTTTCGTCGCCATCGGCATCGCCGCCGCCTCCCTTCGTGTCAAAAAGCCGCGCTATCCAGTTTTCAAAGCTGGTCGCGCTCATGTCGTTGCGGGAATACATCTGCCACGCATACATAAACTTCTCGTAGCTGGCGCTGTTCTCCATTTCAAGGTTTTCAAACGCACGCCCCAGGGCATACAGCCCGTTTTCGTCCGCCGTCTGCACGCAAAGGCGCAAAGCCGCCTCTATGCGCTCCAGCAGGCCGATCACCTGCTCGAAAACGCCGTCCAGATCCTCCGGCCGCACGGTGTATTCCGCCGTCGCGGGATAAAGCTGCATAATGTGTCTCTGATGCAGGATGTCGCCCAGCCGGTCAAAGCGCTTCGGCTGCTCGTGCGCCAGCGCGTGGATCGCCCCGGCCGTGTTCGGCATCCCCATCTCGATCAAGACCCACTCCTTGAGCGTGTCCAGTCCTCGCGCCGCGTCCTGATACGCGCCCGTAGCCTCTCTCGCGGCATCCCTGACGGCCGCAAAGCCGCCCGTCTTATAGTCGAAAACGTCTTCCATCCGGGCCATTTGAAAACCCCTCCCCTGTGCTAGCGATACATATCCTCGTTTTCTATTGAATCGGCGTACCGCACGGGCATCCGAAGCTTTTCCGCCCTTGCTATCGCCTGCTTCACCGATTCCTCCGGCTGCCCGATCACAAGCACGCCGTCGCATATCTCCATCAATTCCGTCACGCGGCACGTCCAGTCCTTTTCCGCCAGAACGTCGTAGGCCGCCGCCAGAGACAGCGGAGAAACATAGGTGTTTTCCTCATCTCTTTCCTGCGTCTCGGCCACGATCCTCTCGTAGCGCTCTCTCAGTTCCGGCTCTCCGTTGTATTCGTGCGCGCAAAAAATAACGCTCATATCCCGGCCTCCGCTGCGTTCACTGCGTAACGCTGATCTGCTTTTTGCTCCCGCAAAGACGTATCTCCTGCAAGGAAAACGCCGTCGGGGCCAAAAGCTTCTGCGCCGCATAGCTTGAATAGCCAAGCCACGACGTTGACACCACCAAATACCAGGGCACGACCTTCACGTTGTTGTTGTATCGGTTCACGCGCAGCTTCCCGACCGGGTAATTCATCGGCTTATGTACATGCCCCACGATCAGACAGTCGATGCCGTCTATCGCCATGCCGAAGCGCTCCGCCTTGGTCGCCGCCGCGCCCGTGTAGATCGACGAGCCGTGTCCGTGTGACGCGCACAGCATGTAAACCGGGTTCGTCTCGCCGGAGGAACGGCGCTTTCCGAACTGGAGTTTGATAAAGGCCATGTTCTCCCTAAACAGGTTTTCAATGTCCAGCTTGCACGCGATGTCGTACATGGGGTCGTCGTCCACGTCCCGGTTCCGCCGCTCGTGATTGCCCGAAACGATGCCCAGGATCCGGCTTTTTATCGGCTCGAGCGATTTGGCGATGCGTATCTTCTGGTCGCGCGGCCGTATCGTTTCCTCGTAAACGTTCGTAACGCTCGTTTTTATGCCGTTGTTAATCATGTCTCCGACAAGGATAAGATAGGTGTTCGGCCTGTCCAGAAGCCCTTTGCAGAACGCCTCCCATTCCTTTTCGTAGCACTCCCTCGCGCCCAGATGCACGTCGGAAACGGGAATGATGGTTATGTCCTCGTTGTCGGTGAATTTGTGCGTGATGATCTCAAAGTCCGCCAGCATAAAAGCAAAGCCCCCTTCTTAAATCGTTCAGGCTCCGGCCGCGCCGTATTTAATCGCCCTGTTTTCCCTGATCTATGTCCGTCTCGTTCCCGTCGCTCGTCGGCGTGCCCTCGCTCGAGGGACGTCCGCCGGGGTCAAGCTCCTTCTTCGCCTCCGGCGGAAGCCCGGAATCCGGGTTTTTCGCGCTGTACGACGTAACGAGCGGACGGCGCTTGTCCATGATCCCCAGAGCCAGCACGGCATTCGACACACTCATGTCCTCAAGCAGGCTCGAATCGTGGATGGCGAGGTATTTCACCGTGTCCGGCAAAATGCCCAGCGTCATGCCCTTGCGGGCGCTTTCCTCGGCCTCCTTGTCCGTCGCAATGTCTCCAAACATCGTGAAGCGCCATTCGTATTTCAGGTTCAGCCGCTCGATCAGGCACCTGAACATGCGCTCAAAGCCCCTGTAAACGAGCTGCGGGAAGCGGCTTTCGATCTGAAGGGATATCTGCGCCATGCCCACGCGCGGATCGTCCGAGCTTGGAATAATGGCGCTCACGCCCGCCTTTGCCATCGTGTAGGCATAGCCCGCCGAGCTGATATTCGTCGCGCTCGGCGCTTCGGCAAGCTGCTTTAGCTGCATGTTTTCCAGCGGCGCCATGTAAATGCCGATGCCGCCGGTGCTGTTCGCCGCCAGCATCTGATACCACAGCGCTTCAAACATCTTGATACCCGCAAAGGAAAGCCGGTACGGGTCGTCCTGCGAGGCTTTCTTCTCGTCCCGGTAAGGGATCTCACCGAACAGCAGGCTCACAAGCGGGTTCTGGACAAGCTCAAGCTGCACCTGCTCGTACTGCGCAAGCTGTATCATCGACAAAAACAGCCCGGTAAAGGGGCTGATCGCCGTCCGAACGGCGTCGTCCGCCTCAAAGGTGAATACCCGGTCTATCGGAAGCGTCACCCAGTAAAACCAGCGTCCGTTCTGGTAATACACGTCCGGCTCCCTGTCCGGCGCGATCTCCCCGGCCGCCCTCTTTTTCCGCAGAGCCGCCAGATCCACGTTCCCGCGCGAGGCGTAAACAAAGCTCCTTCCGGCTCCCTTCGGCGCGCCCGGCTGCGTGACGGAGTAGAAAATATCCAGATAGTCGTCAAACAGGTCGCCGAACTGCGCCGGCGTGCATCCCGGCTGCATGAAATACATCATGTTGAACATGAGCGTGTATTTGGACTTGTTGTTGAAGCCAACGATCTTTGTCCAGTCGGAGGGAAGCTGCTGCATGAAAGCGTGGTTTACGCGGTTGTGCGCCTTATCGACCGAAACGCGCGGATAGTAGAAGACTTTCCCCTCCTGAAGCACCTGCCCGACGATCTGGTGGCCGTTCGACGGCAGGTCAAGCTCCTCCCGTATCTTTTCCAGCAGACGCCATTCCCGGCGGAATTCGTCCTTTTTCGCGTCGGCTTCCTCCACATACAGCGGCGTTACAGCGCTGTGATAGGTCATAACGTTCTGGTACACATGCCGCATGTGAAGCAGGGGGTAGGCCGTGTATTCAAGGCCGTGCTCAACCGAGCGCAAGGGCCGCTCGTTTTCGTCCGGGCGGCGCAGCATCTCGCCAACCTGATCCTTTGTAAAATCGCCCGGCAGGCTCGATATCGCCTTTACACGGCGGTTTTGTATGTAGGGGTTATCCCCGCCCATGCTGTAGCCGCCGTTGGCCCTCACAAAGGCGTTTATAATGCCCTCGGCCGGCATATCGCCGTACTGCGCCGAAAGCGTCTCAAACTTTTTCCAAAGCTGCGGCAGGCTCTGAAAGCTGGCCCTTCGCAGTTCCTCATTCAGTTCCATGCCCCGCCGCCTCCTTTTCAAGCTCTTCCGAGAAGCGCTGTATCATCTGCTCCATACGGGCGGAGAACGCTCCTTCGTTTTCCGCCGTCTTTTCAAACAAAAGCGCCACGTTGCAGTCGGCCAGCCAGCTCTCGTCCGCCGCGCTCAGCCGCCGCAGATCCTCTCCGGCCACTTCTATGCTGTCCTCCGGCCCCTCGCCGTCCGTGTAAAGCAGCGTGTAGCCCGGCGTCACCCGGCCGAAGCGATATTCTTCAAGCCTCCGCGGCGTGTCGGCTTCTGTCCTCATGGCAAAAAGCCGGTATCTCGTTTTTCCCGTCCCTTCGCTCAAAAGATCCTTCCTCCGCTTCTTTTCGTTACTACGCGCTTTCGCCCTCCGGCCGCTTCGCCGCCGATGACCGGCTGATCCTTATATCTGGCCAATATTTCGCCCCAATCGCCCTTCGGCTTCTTGGATTGCAGATAATCCTCTTTTTCGAGGATTTGACACAGCCGCAAGCCGTATTTTATGGCCGACCAACTGTCTCGCTGTATCGCCTTGGAAATGCGCTGCTCCTTGATGCCCGAGCTTGCCGGAACACCGCGCAGGTTCTGTATCTGTCCGCAAAGCTTCCTCGTCTGCTGATAGGGCATCACGATCCGATAGTCCATCTGGTCGTGCTTTATCCGATGCAGTCTCTTGTAAGCGTCCACGCCCTCACGGGCGTTCATGGTCAGAAGCTGAATGTTGTGGTTGTCAAACTGTATCTGGGCGTATCGGATCATCTCCGCATCCGGGTCCGTCACGCCCACGCCGCCCGCCTTGATGGGATAGATAACGGGGATGGCGCCCGGCAGCTCCGCCTCCGTGTATTCTTCGTGGTTGAGTATGCACAGCGGGGGAAGCCCGTCCCCCAGATCCATCATCAGGTTTTCAATGACCGCCTTGCCGTACTGCCAGCCGTCTATCACGATGTAGGTCGCATTGCCGCCGTCGTGCCGGAAGCGGTTCCATACGTCCTTGACCTTCCTCGCCTGTATCATGGCGTTGTCCGGGGGCGGCCAGTCGTCCATCCACACGAGTTGCTTGAGATAGCGGTCACGCTTGACAAATTCGGACTGCTTTGTCAGTTTCCACACGCCGCAGGCACAGCGCGCGTTCTTCTTGCCGTCCTCGTAGGAAACGTCGTAGCAGACGATGTACGTCACATCCTCCGGGTTGACGTCTTTCATGTCGGGGTACTTGCATATGTGCTGCCGCTCCATGCACATAAGGCTCTGGCTTTCCGTCAGCGTCTCGTCGGTGATGATCGGAAACTCGTCGGCGCCCGTGTAGCGGCTCTCCATCTCGCGCATCCAGCGCTCCGGCGTCAGCTTTTTTTTCAGCTTCATCGCCCACGAATAAGGCCGCATCTGCTGCAGAATGACCGCCTCCCACGGGATATCCATCGCAAAGGCGCTTTCGCCGTTGTGCATGGCCCTCATGACCTCGCAGCGTATTAGAAAAGCCTGATTCTGCTTTCGCCCCGCCGACGTGATGCTGTGTGACTTATACGCAACGTAGTTCGGATCCGGTTCTCCGTTTACGTTGTGCCGCAGGCGCACAGCCGGAAGGACGATGGTCGTATAATCTCCGAAATCGAACGCAGGCGCTTCCTCCTGTGCAAACTCCTCCGCCGTTACCTCGTGGATGTTGTCGCCTCGCATGGACGCTATGTAAAACGAGCTGCCCATGTCCGTTTCGATCTTGAAGTCGTCCTTGCTCTCGGCGGTCACCCGCCAGTGACTTGTCAAAAGCTTGTAGTCGCCCTCTATGGCCCGGAACGTTTTAGAGCCAATCGCCGCGCCCTGCTTGTACGAGGGAGACGTGTAAAGCATTTTTGTGTTCGGCCACACGATCCCCTCCGCCATGGAGGACAGAAGCTTGCAGTATGTTTTCGTCATGCCGCGCGTTCCCGTCAGAGCGCAGTCAGCATTTCTTGCGTAAGCCCGAAGCATGACGCGCTGTACGATCTCCAGCGTCTTAAAACTCGCCCCTTCGCTTCGGAAAAGATCGAGAAGCTTGTCTGGAAACCAGCGGAACGTCCAGATCAGAAAAGCCCACCATGCGTTGGCATACTCGGAATAGTCGCGGCTCTCCGTGTCCTTTTTCGTGACCCATCCAACAGAGCCGACAAACACTTTTCCCAATCGCCTAGACATATCTCCCCCCGCCGAATCTCAATCTGCAAATTCCCAGCCGCACTTTCCGGCCGTTTTTCGGTGTTTATTCCCGTTACAAACCGCGCCAATCTGTTGCGCAGACGTTTGATATTTCCTGGCAGCCTCGCCAATTGAATCAAAAATTTCCCCAGTATCTTTGTTCCTTACACGCTTTGGTCTTGGTGACATTTTCCTGCTCTGATCAATTCTGCAGGATTTTATTTCATCCGCATAACACCAGTGAAACCCACCAGCGCCAGCCGCTATCCCGTGACAAGCCAGTTTGATAGAATCTCTCTTTACCCCGGTTTTTCTGTTGGCATCATGTAAGGATTCAAAAACTTCTCCAGTCTCTATACAGCAGATACGCTTATGCTGTTCGCCGTCAAGCTTGTTGTAGCCCTTTTCCGGGTCCGTCGTTTCCCACTCGTCTATGTACCTGCGTTCGGCCTCGTAGGCTTCCTCTCTAGTCAGCCCTTCCTCCAATATCTCGTGTCTTATGTTCTTCCAGCCAAACATATCTACCGCGGCCGTAAACTCATGGTTTGCCTTGTATAAGCGTCCGCTTCCCCATCGTTTTCGCGGTTTTTGCTGTGTCTGCCCGACATATATCAGACCATCCGGTGTGACGTGCCGATAAACGCAATATCTTCTTTCTTCCATTCTTTACCTCCGTATAGGCCATATTCAAAGCCGGTAATCTGCGATACGGCGCAGAAAAGGAAGCTACCCTCTGTCCCGGCAATGAATTTCATCTTTTGTCCCGCAGAAGCCCCATTTTGACGTAGGCTTCCTTTTCCGCCGCGTTCGGCTCCTTTGCAAACTCTCCAAGCTCATCCTCAAGCCGGTCCTCCTCCGGCAAAACCGCAAATTCGGGAAGCCCGTCGTTCGACCGCGTGCGGTTTATGATGGACAGCAGCACCTTTTCCGCCGCGTCCTTCGTGTAGGCGTATTTCGGCGGCCGCCCGAATAGGATCTCGAACATCTTGTCCGGCGAGCACTGCTTTCCGTCTTTCAGCAGTCCGGCCTTTTCAAGTGCGTCCACAACACTGTCGATGTGAAGCGCCTCCGCCGGACGTTCGTCTTTCTTGCGCAGATTCTCGGAAGAAAGATTGGACTGGATCAGGTCGTTCAGCTTTTTCGCCTGATCGAAAGCGCGGTTTTCCGTCGCTTTCTGCATCTCCAACGTCCATTTCGCGCAGTTCTGCAGGATAAAATCCTGTTTGGTCGTCAAGCCGCCCGAGGATATCAGGTCGCTGGAAAGCGCCTTGAATATGCGGTCAAGCTCGTCGTAATCGTCGTCGGTGTAGGGGTTTTTCGTCCCGCCGCTGCCCCATCTGGCGCGCTGCCGCGCCGTGCCCGGCTTCTTGCCCGTCTCGACCCTTTCCACTTCCGCCTCGTAATCCGTATTCGCCTTTTCCGTTTTCGTTCTCGGCATCGAATCCCTCCGCAAAAATCCTGAAAAAAACAAAAAACGGCACACTATCGGCTAGGCTCGCGCCGAAGAAGGTAAATCCAATACCTTCCCCGGAAGCGATATGCCCGCACGGTAGTGTGCCGTTTGTAAAAGCCTCCGCCCGGCCGAAGCCGGAGTGCCGGAGGTACGTCGGAATTTCTTTCTTTCGGAAATTAATTCCTCGCCGTAAATATATCGCCGGATGATGTCGTTTTCAACGGTCGATTACATCCTGTAACTTTTTATCGCGGATTTTCCGGCGTTTCCGCTGGTTTTTGTAACCATTTTTCCACGACGGCGCCGCAGTGCTCGCAGCGTATGGAAACGAAAATTCGCTCTCCGGGCGGCGGAACAACATGAATTTCCCGCTGGTGACGGCGGCTCGTAAGGCTCCCGTCCGCCGCTATCTTCCCGATCACATGCCCGTTCGGGCATTTCAGCCGCCCCGGCCTGTTTTGCCGCTCATCCGTCATAGGGACCGTCCCCGCCGCGGCGCCCTCTCGAGCCGGTCACGTCCAGCCCGTCCGGCTTTTCCGTCTCGTAAAACGACATGTGCGCCCCGTCAAAACGCATATACACGTCCCCCTTTCCGCCGCGCCGGTTTTTCGCAATGCGGATGCCAAGCGTCGGACAGTCCTCGTCTCCCAGCTCCGTGTCCCAGATGAAAATAACCTTGTCCGCATCCTGCTCAATGTCTCCCGATTCGCGCAGATCGCGCAGGCTTGGCGCGCCGCTGCTGGACTGATTCCGGCTCACCTGCGACAGCGCCAGTATCGGTATCTTCATCTCCTTTGCCAGAAGCTTCAGGTCGCGCGTGAACGCCCCGACCTCCTGATAGCGCTTTTCGTATTTCTTCTCGCTCTGCATAAGCGTCAGGTAATCCACAACCACGAAATGCACATCCTGCATCGAGTGCAGTTCCGCCCGGATCTTGGCCACGGACATACGCGGATTGTCGTTTATGTACATCGGCAGCTTGCTCAGTTTTCCGCAACTTCCCACGATGCTCTGCCACAGGCCGGCGTCCTGCTTGTCCGTCTTCATGTCGATCAGCTCTCCCAGTCCGGGGCCGTAGCGGCTTATCATCCGTTCGGCGATCTCGTTGTCCGTCATTTCCAGCGAGTAGATAACGGTCTTGTGTCCGGCCGACGCCGCCCGCCGCGCGAAATCCACGGCAAGGCTCGACTTGCCTACGCCCGGCCGTGCGCCAAGGATGCAAAGCTGACCGCCCCAGAAGCCCTTGAAGATGGAATCGAACCTCCGAAAGCCCGTGTCTATGCGTATGACGTCCTGCTCCTGCGTCTTGATCTGGCAGTACTGATACAGCACGTTTGTCAGCGTTTTCAGCCCCCCGGCGCTCTCCGTCTCCAGATACTTCCTGCAAACCTCGCTCACCGTCGCTGCAAGGTCTTTCGGGTCCTCCTTTTCCGTCCCCAGTTCGTAAATCGCCTCCCGCAGACGGCGAAGATCGGCCTGCCTGCGTATCTCTCCGGCATAGTACGGCGCGTTTACGACCGTCGGCGTCATGTCCATGCAATTCTGGATCAGGCGCGTCGCGTCCTCCTTGCCGATGTCCTTTTCCAGCATTTCCGCGCAGATGGCCGCATCGAAGGGTCTGCCCTTGTCGTGCGCCTCCTTGGCCCAGCCGAAAGCCCGGCCGCAAAGCGCTATGCTGAAATCATCCGGCGAAACAATGGGCGCCAGCTTTTTCATGACGCCCGGCTCGATCAAAAGTGCGCCGATAACGCAGTATTCGTAGTCGATAACCCGCTGATCCTGCGCCGGATTCAGCTCATCCATCGGCACCCTTCCCTTCCATCTGCGCCAGCAGCGTTGTGAATTTATCGCGGAATTTCCGTCCGTCCAGTATCTTGTCGCGCCAGAAATCGTCCTTCATGGCGAAAGCAAGCACCTCGCCGACAACGGCCATGTCGTAGCCGTCCGACCGGCTCAGGGCGTCGAAGTCCGCCGCCCAGCGCTGAATGACCGATTCCTCCGCCGGAACATACTGCGCCACGTTCTCGCCAAGCTTTCGGTTGAGATACGCCGCGCATTTGTAGGCTTTGCTGTTGTGGTGATAGGCCCCGGCGGCATTCGTCGGCGCCGCCGTCCTGCCGTAGCGTCCGGCCTCGTCCTGCGCTCTGGCCAGCCAGTTGGTTATGAACCGGCGCACTCCCTTCCTCGTTTTCCGAAGCTTCGGGTTCCCATCGCTCCATGCGGCCATCTTCAGCAGCTCCTGCTCCACGTCCACGGCAGGGTAACAGTCCTTCCACAGCGCCACGTCCTCGTCCGTCGCTCTGTACAGCGTTTTGTCGTTGAGAATAATGGCTGGCGTAGAGTTGCCTTGCAGCTCTGCGCAAATATTAGCTTCAGACAGTACGTTAGTACTGGATGAAGATAATATATATATATCTGGTTTTATATCTGGTATTGGTTTGACAATTTTGGCAAATCTATTTTCCGATTTCTCCAAATCCATTTGCCTATTTTGTAAAATGGCATATCCGACATCAGTCAATGCATACCAGAGCGTCCGGTCATACTGCGTTTCGTTGTAGTTCCCGGTGAGGATGCACCCGTCCTCTTTCAGTTTGTCGAGTGCATATCGGAGCTGCCTTTCCGTCAGATACGGGAACTGTTCGCCAAAGGCTTTTATGCTGTTGTACGTCCAGTAGCGCCCGTCGTAAAAGTGCTTGTCGTTGGCTCTGTTCTTTTCGACCCAGTAGTAGATGTGACCGAGAATAACCGCCGGGATAATGCCTATTTTCCTTGCGACTTCCGTGTCAAAGCAATGTACCACGTCAGTCTCCCCCTTCAATCGTCAGAAAAGCCTCTATGTCGTAGCCATCCTCCTCAGCAATATTCACGCAAAGATTGCGCAAAACGCAGCATTTGCAGTTATCGGCAAAGAAATCGGCCATGCACTGCTTTACCAGCATTGTATATTCCTTCAAGTCCTTGCAAACGATCTTCATCCTTCTATCCCTCCCATCCGATGAATTTTTATGCATTTTGTCACCACGGCAGCTCTCCCTCGTCATCGTCGTCGGGGATCTGCTGCCAGTCTCCCAGCGCCGAGGCCAGCGGCCCTTCCTGCTCCGCCTGCTCCATGTCCACGGCAGGAGCCTGCTCCATCGGTTTGATAAAGCCGTAAAACCGAGCGCCGATTTTAAGCTCCGACCATGTTTTATCCTCGCCGTTTTTGTTCGTGTACGGACGTCGCTCCCAAAGTCCAGCGCACATGACAAAATCGCCCTTTTCCATGCGCGAGGCGGTGGCGGTCTGCGGGCAGTCTCCTATCGAAACAACGTTCATAAATTTCTTGCTTTCGAAGCGAACGCCGAACTCGACCTTCGGCGCGTTTTTGCTCCGTGTGTAGGAGAGGCTCGCATCGCGCGAGACCTCCCCCCACAGGATCATGCTGCATGACTCTATTTTTGTCTCCGGATCCTTTGCGATCTTGCTGTAATGAATCCCCATGGCGCCTTACTCCTGCGCAAACCGCGCAAAGGGATCGTCGTCGTCCGTATAGGCGGGCGGCTCGTCAGCGTAGGCACTTTTTGCCTCAACCGCCCCTGTCGCGCCCTCCGCGGCTCTCTGTGCGCGTTTTTTCTTTTCGGCGGGTGTATTACCCTCTTTCGCCTCCTTTGCGTCTGCGGGGCGATTTTCGGCCTTGTGCGGCGTGTCAGCCGAATCCAGTACTTCGCCGGTCTCCGCGTCGATCTCGATCACGTCCGCGCCGCGGGAGGGTACGGAGGACGCCGGGATAAAGTCGGCCTCCTTCTCCTGCGCCTCGTCGTTCGCCACGGCCTGCCGCAGCTCTGTGGACAGAGGGGCGATGCCGTCTCCCAATATCTGAATAACGAGGGTCTTTGCGGCCATTTTCATGGCGCTGGTAGAGTTCGGATCGTCGTACCAGGGCGTGCCCGCGCGGAGTTTTTCGGCCTCCTCCATGCTCAGCTCCCCGGCCAGCAGCTTTTTGTATTTTTCCAAACTGAACGCCTTGGAATAGCGGTCTGCGTGCCGCAGTATCTTGTCGTATGTCCAGTAAATGCTTCGGAAAAAGTGGTTGTACTGCGCGTTGAGGACGTAATAGGCGTAATAGCCTACGATGGGCAGCTCCTCGCGCGCGTCGTCGTCCTCGATCCACTTGATGATAGGCTGGCGCGTTCGCGGGTCACGTCCCTTGTACTCCCCTTCTCTTACGTCGAAAACGTCGAAGTCGTCGTACAGACCGCTTCGGATGGCGAGCTGCTTGTAGCCCTTGGCCGTTATCTGATAATTCGCGCTCTTGCCGTAGGGGACAACCGCAAACTGCCCCAGCGCCAGATCCAGATTCATGGCCTCGCCGCGAAGAGCGGCCGACAGGATCGAGGCCGGTTCGCACTCGCGCAGCTTCTGCGAGCCGGAAACCGCACTGATAAGATTGGCCGTGATCCGCGCGGCTCGATCCGGCGTAGCGGTCGCGCGCCGGATAAGCCCCTGTGCCGATTCGCCTGTAATAAAATCCGAGAATTTCGGCTGCTTATTCGCAGTCAGTATTCCATTCGTAGCTTTCATGATATTCCTCCTGTTTGTAAGTTTTTATTCAGTCCCGAAGTGCAACCTCGTCACCGCCATCGGGAATTCTTCGATCTCGCTCGACCAGCGGGCGGAGCCTTCTCCATGGATCCTTTGCCACGTCAGCGGGAATCCGCCTATTCCGTCGAACAGGCTCCCAAGCGTCGCGTTTTCCGGCAGATACTTTGCCATTCGCCCGAACATCCACTGCCAGAACGGAAGCGCGATCGAGTTTCCAAGCGCCTTATAACGCGGACTGTCTGCCGCCTTGTGCTTTTTCCCCTTGCTGTCTGTCCAGTCGCCGATGTCGGTCCATCCGTCCGGGAATCCTTGCAGCCGCTCACATTCCAACGGTGTCAATCTGCGCACTACCATGTTCTGCACCGGGTATGTCTCCGCATCTTCCCGGTACGCACAGTTCGCCTTTGCCCGAAGCGTTTGCGCCACATCTGGGAATGCCCCACACACCAACATATCGTTGTATGCGTCCTGTCCGTTGTAGCTCCCTGCATGAGCGCCGGGGGAAAGCGTTCCTGTCACATATTGGTATGTAAGCGGCACTTGGTTTCCGCCTGTCCCCATTCGAGCCTGCAACGCCGGGACCTGCTCTCCGCACTCGCGGATGACGTCACAGGCGTGCGTCATGTCCAGCGCCACCGCCGGAGCCGCCACAGCGGGCTTATTCCCGCCGCACTCGGCGTTCAGCGTAGGGGACAGTTCCTCTTGATAGCCGATGCTCCTCGCCTGTTCACTGTTGCCCAACTTAAAACCGGCACACAATACGGCTTCGCGGTTCAGACCGCTGTTTTCACGGGAACTAAGCGTAGGCGAAACGCCGTTACCATCGTATACGCGCTGGCTCTGTGCGTCCCAAGGTGTCATGCACATTACCCCGTGGCGGTCGCCGGCGGTCAGTGTAGGGGACGGGTCGCCCTCTTTCCCAATGCCAAGACCGTTGCCGCTGCCATCGTGGTTGCGGCTTTCGCCACCGCCCTGCCATCTTGTAGCTTTGTCGTTGATGGGGATAGCCGTTGCAAATACGCCATGCGAATGTGCGGCAGAAATGGTGTTCGCCGGGTCGCCCGGTTCTCCTACGCCAAATCCTGTTCCGCGCCCTAACGCTTTGCAGCGCGTAGCCACCATCAGGTTTATAGGCGTGGGCGTAAAAATCGTCTGGTCGTTTCCCGTTCCAAGCGTTCCGCTTTTCTCCGTCTGCACTAACGCGCCTTTTCCTCCGCCGTCACGCCCCCCCTGATGCGGACTGCATACGATGTTGGGGCCTCTGTCGGCGCAGGGGCTTCCGTCTGCTCTTGCGGTAAGGCTCCTTGCGACTGCCGGATTAAAACCTCCTTCAGCACCGGCGGCAAGTCTTTCCCCCGCCGCTCCGCTCTCCGCAGGATCCCCAGACACGCTTTTGCGGTCAAAGAGTATTTCGGATGCGGCGTCGCCTCCAAAATCTGCGACAAGCGAGATACGACGGCGGCGTTGGGGCACTCCCCAGTGTTGAGCATCGTGAACACGCCAAGCCACGCTCCATCGTCCTCCCACTTCATCGTGATAGCCCCCCCAGGTAGGCCAACCCTTTTCAGGCACTTCAACACTGGGGGCTTCCGGCTCCGCGATGCGGATCGTTTCTTCGAGTACGGCCGCGAAATCCCGTCCTTTGTTGCTGCTGAGAGCGCCCGGGACGTTTTCCCACACCATGAATCGGGGGCGAACAAGCTCGCCTGTCCTTCCAGCGGCTCTGTCATGCTCTCTCATCTCCTTTACTACCCGTATCTGTTCTATGAAAAGGCCGGAACGCGCTCCAGCCAGACCGGCCCGTTTACCGGCGATGGACAAATCCTGACACGGCGAACCTCCCGTAACACACCAGACAGGCTCGATCTCCGCGCCATTGATTTTCGTAATATCACCCAAATGCTTCATTTCTTCGTTCCCTTTGCCATGCGCAGGTAGCGGTAATAGGTAGCCTCACAAACGCCCAGTTTGTCCATGATTTCGCTTTTCGGAATCTTGAGGACGAGCATTTCGCGCAGTCTGTCGAGATCGACGGCAGGCGGCCTCCCCTTCTGTCCAACGTTCGCATTGCGTCGGCGAGGAACACACAGGCAGTCAACGCAGCGCTCGTGCTGGCAATTCAGACACTTATTGATCCGCTCCTGCGTATCGTACATATGCGTGTCCTCTATGCGGATTCTGTAATTGCCCTCCGTAAGGGGGCGCGTGCCGACCGCAGAAAAGCGGCAGATCGTCGCGCTGATAACAGCTCCGCCAAGCTTGTGATCGCCAAGATACATAGTCCTTTCAGCCTCCCTTTCTCAATATCGTCTCTATCCACGTCAGGCCGACCGCATAGGCCGCCCAACAGTCTGCCTTAAATCCGTAAAACCAATCTGGGTCTTTTTTCGTCCCCCGGCCGTTTTTCAGGTCGTGCTTTGCAAACCGATCAATAAGCGCCCGTCGAATATTCGCGTCCTTGGCGCGCGGATCGCCGCATATGTGCAGTTTTTCTTCCCTGCGGTAGATGTAGCTGACCGCCATTGTGTTGTCCTCTGCAATCTGTGAATACCGGCCGACCCACTCGCAGGTTTCGAACACGTCCCGGCCCACCGCCATGCCGTAGGAGGCAATGCGCTCGATAATGCAGTCATATCCCTCAAAACGGGAAAGGCGCTCCGCAAGCACCGCGTTGTCCAGTTTTGCAAATTCAATGGGCTGCAGGGAATCCGCGTCGATAATGCAATAGGCGCTTTCCGTGTTGCCGGGGTCTATCGCAAAAACAAGCCGCATGTCATATCACCCTGCCGTACTTAATGCCGTTTTCCCGCAGAAAGCGAGCGAGAAGTCCAAGCTGTGCATCCGTCGCCCACACGCGGAAATCCACCTGATTCAGAGGCTTCTCCGGCTCTTTCTTCGACTCGTCCACGTCCAAAGGCGGCGTATCGTCTTCCTCGTCGACAACCATCTCGATCTCAACGGTTTCTTCCTCCGCTTGCGCCGCCGATCTTTCGCGCTCCATGCGCTCCTGTTCGGCGCGCCTGCTCTCTGCCTCCCTCCGCGCGGCCTCCTGTGCGGCTCTGCGCTCCTGTTCGGCCGCCTCCACGCGCTTCAGCTCCGCATCCTTGCGGATAACAGCGCCTATGTCGTGCGTCGCTATGTAGTGTGCGATAAGCGCCGCTTGATGGGGACTGTCCATTTCCCGGATCGCCGCCATATCCGCCTCACAGGCAGAAATGCGCGTTTCAATCTCCTTCTGCGCCGCCTCGGCGCCAAATCCGGCGTTGCCCCACTTTGGATTGAAAACATCGTCCCACGTCAGGCAGCCCTCGGCCTGATCGGCTCTTTCCTGAAAATACGCCCGAAGCCCTTCCAGCTTCTCCTGCTTGCGGCGCTCCTCGATCTCTTTTATCTGCGTGTCGATGTGCCCGGAAGCATCGTCGCAGATAGCACAAAGCTCCTTGGCCTTGGCTTCAAACTCCGTGTAAGGCTCCAAATACCGCTTTTTGACGGCGATGCGCTGGTCGCTGATGGCCTTGGAAAGCCGGTTTATCTTCGCCCGTGCCGCCTTGCCGTCGGATATCGCTTCCTCCGTGATGGCCAGACTGCGGTAAGGCTCCAGAGCCTCCGTCAACCATGCTCGTACCTCGTCGAAATTCGCCTCCAGCGTCCGCAGCGTTGCCGCCTCCAGGTCTGTAACAAGTCGGAATTCCACCTGATTCACGCCTCGACGCCTCCCTCCATGTCAAATTCCGTAATGGAAAGAACGCGGTCAGCCCACTGCTCATCAATGACCGTCTCAGGCAAGTCGATCTCCATAACAAGCGCGCGGTTTTTTTCGCCCTTGCTCGTCGGGGCAATGACCTTATCGCCCACTTTGAGGGGAAGGTTCGTCTTGTAGGTATACCGGCGGCTCGTGTAAGCGTCCACGCCGGGATTGTAGTAACAAATCTTGCAAATCATATTTTAAGAAAGCTCCTTGTATTTTTTAATTTTTCATAAGCTCAAAGCGTCAGGACCATCGCGGGCATTTCCCGCCGCTCCACTTTGCGCCAAAACTCCGTTTCTTCTCCGAGCAGCCATTGCATGTCCGCCTCGCACTCGCTCCGCTCAAACTCGTAGGAGCGTATTGTCTTATCCCCTTCCAAATTGAAAAGACAGGCGTATAAGACGGCAAAGTCAAAGCCGCTTGCGAGAAACTGGTGAAGGACCTGCGTGTAGTAATACTGCGGTATCTGGTTGTTCCACTTCTCCCAGTCCGTCCGCTTGCCGCAGGTGCTCGTCTTGATCTCAAGAATTCCCTTGCGGCCGTCCGCCGTATGAATCTCGCCGTCCAGCGTCGCGTAAAGCCACGGGCGCCCCTCCTGAGACAGCATGTCGAAGGGCTTGTGTACGATGGTGAACTGCGGATTTTCCGCGGCGTAAAGGGTGCGCAGAGCCGGTTCCAGCCGGTTCCCCTGCTCAACGGCGGCGCTCCCAGAAAGGTCCTTCGGCTTGTCCAGACCGCATTTCAGCCGCCAAAGCTGTGTAGACGTAAGCCAAGGAGACAGCCCTGCGACCGCTGCGGCCTCCGAAGCGCCGATCCCATGCGAGCGCGCTCCCAGCCACTCGGTTCGATTCTCGTAATGCGTATAGATCAAATTTCCCATGTTCCCGAAGCCCTCATATGGACACGCTGTATTCGTCCCGCAGGGTACGGATAAGGTCAGGAACGCTCACATAGCCCTTTGTCACGCTGTCGGACAGATCGTTCACTTCCCGCCACACGTCCGCGAGGTAATCCCGGCCGTTGAATTTGTCCACGAGAACGGTCAGCATGATTGCCATAGCGTAACGCACGGCCTCGGCGAAAGCGTCCTGCTTGGCTTTGGCCACGTCGGCCATTGTCGCCGGGCGCCTGCGCGGGTTCGTTCGGTTTTTCTTTGTCATGCCATTCCGCTCCTAAAGAATAAAGAAAACAGGCATAATCAGCCTCCGAAGAATTCCGCGAAGCGCTCCGCATTGTACTGGCCGCGCGTCAGCTCTATTGCCTCGCGCACGGTGTAGCGCTCTTTCAACTCGCGCAGGCTCGACACAAACGCCTCCGACCCGGCCTTGCAGGCCCCTGTTATGATGCGGTACATCGCAATCATGTCGTTGAGCGTCAGTTCGCTGTCGAGCGTGAGGCCGCGGAACTGCTCGGCTCCGCGATCCTTGGCGCGCTTGAATGCAATGTCCGCGATACCCTCGCGCAGCGTGCGGCAGTGCGCGTAAAACGTGCCATCCGACACGACGTTTTGGCCCTTGATCTTGCCGACGTACAGGTCATAGCCGTGCACGCGCCGTCTCGTCTTGCAATGTATCAGCATTCCGTCGGCGTAGAGATAGCGGCCGGGAACGTAATCTCCGTCGTGGAGTTTACGCACTTTGCGGCGCTGACTGGCCGTTATCTGCGTGTTGCTGAGATCGAGCCAGCCGCCGACCGTCAGGTTGTCCGGCAGCGCCGTTATCTGCGTTCCGCTGAGATCGAGCGAGCGGCCGACCGTCAGGTTGTCCGGCAGCGCCGTTATCTGCGTTCCGCTGAGATCGAGC